ATATCTCTATAATTACTTATTGTAATTTCAGAGTTAGGATTTAAATTATGTTCTTCGAAAAATTTATTTTTTTTAAATTCATCATATAAACCACTTAACCATTTCTCTACTGTTTGGGGATAACTTGTACTCATCTACTAAACTCTTTTTGAATGTCCTACAATTTGATAAAAATCTTTTTTGTCATCACAATAATCCAACACTAATTGAAGAAGTGTTTTGAACATAAAAGCCCCCGAAGTCTGTTTCTCACATCGTGTAAATAACTCAATGAAGGTAGTCAACGTATCCATATTATAATACCCATGACCATTAAGTTCACCGTAAACATTATCCATTTCATTTTTGGATATTAATTCATAGTTGTTTCTCTCTTCTACCGTCTTAAATGGTTCCATTTGGTCATAATTCTCTAACATTGTATGTACAAATTGTTGAACCATTTCTTTATTATATTCACACTTCACCAATAGGTCGACAATCCAATGGGTATGTGATGGTGTTCGTAGTCGTTTACCTGGTTCACGGTATTTAACAATGAAATCAAGGTCAGGATTTTCACCACGAAATCCTTGATAAATTGCTATTACCGTACCATCACTCATAGTATAGTATTTTAGTGGTGGGTAATAATTATCCGTTCCTCTTTGTTTGTATGTTAACTGTTTAATGGTCATAGGTTTATTTTTTTTAAATCTTCTTCTAAATTGTAATATCTGTTAATTCTAAGACTGTGTTTTGATTTATTATCCCAACAAATCATTTTTTCATTAAGGTGAACCAAATCTTTAATTCTATCTTCCATAATAACTGAAGGTCTTGCATTTTCCCTAAAGTAACCAACTTTGTTTTTTATAATCAATTCTTCAATTATTGTTGTTGGTATTCCTTTATTTTGATAATCTTTAATCAAATCATTCACTTTTTGAAAATAATCAAAAAATTCATTTTCAATGTTACCGATATATCTATTTTCGAATTCTACTTCTACACAATCTTGAACAATATCATAAAAAATAGATAAGGATTCTGAATTGACTTCAAAAATCTCATCATGATTAGACTGTGTAATGTACTTTTTTAAATTATTTCTGAGTTTTGTTTCAACATCTCTTGCTTGATTGTAGGTTTCAAATTCATAAGTTTTTAAAAACTCAATTGGTCTAAGATGTTCTGTAGTGTTATATGAAATTAATCTAGTATTTAGACAATTAGTAATACCGAATTTATAAAAATCTTCTACACCATCTGATGCTAAATATAAATAACCTTTTTTCATAAATTAAGTCTGTGTAAACCCATAATTCTTTAGGTTATGGGAGGAAATAGACTAGGTTTCCCTCTTTAAATTAACAATTAAATTTTAATATGTGACAAATATAATTAAATGTAGTGTTTTATTTTTAAATTTTCAATTTTTTTTAAAAATAAATAAATACTATACGATGTGAACTACCCAATCATACCTATTTTTTCCTTTTGTCCATTCTTTGTGTTATATATAGTAATCCATTTACCACTATAAAAACTACAACGACACTAATTATTGTTCCCATTTTTCTTATTTTTTTTAATTACTTTATCATAAGCATATGACCACTTATCTCTAATATCTTTGTGCTTATGTTTTTTTTTAGAATTCAATTTATCTAATTGTTTGTAAAATTTATCTTTTAACTTTTTTTCTTTCAAAGAAAAATAAATTTCAGTAAATAAATCATCGTAATGTCCCATAACATTATATTTTTTTTAAATTAATCTTTTGGTTCACTAATTTTTTTTAGTTTCTGATTTACCCTTTACCTCATGAGGATTACTTGATTGTATTTGTAAAAATCGATGTACAACTGCATCATTAAATGGTGTGACTTCATTTTTATTTAACTTTACTGTGTTAACAACTTCAGTTATTTTTTGCCACACTTCTTTACTCGGTACACCATCAGTTGAGTCTACTATCCCTCTAATCCAATATAAAAATTCATTAGCGTTCATTATTTATACTTCTAATAAAGTTTGATTTTGACAATATTTTAATTTGATTTTTAACCATGTTACAAGTCTCTTGAATAAAAACTTTAATTGAAATTATTGGTAATGATATTATCAGAATAAACGTACTTAAACTTACTAATATCAAAAATGATATAAATTGTAAATTTCTTTTTAAGGAAGGTAATTTGAGTGTCATATATTAAAGATATTGTGTTATTCTACTAGCTTCTTGTTCTATTTTAAATAACATTTTTTTATAACCGTTAACTTTTTGTTGGTTCCCATAATCATACTCATTAATTTCAACACTTTTAGCCTGTTCTTCTATTGGTAGTTTTGGAACTCTACTAAGTAACTCTGTAAATTTTTGGTGTTCTGACATTAACCAATTATAATAGTCTGCTTTTGATTTCATATTTTATTTTTTAATATTTTATTTTTTAATATTTTATAATTTGGAGAATTTTTTATGCGTTTTAAATATTCTTCGTTAGATTTATTAATGTTTTCATTTAGTATTTTTTTTACTTCAAAATCTATATTTATATATTTTTTAACATTAATACTTGCGGATTTACTAACCCAAACTTTAATCGAATCATTTGGTTTTTTATTTTCAGATAATATAAATGTTCTATGAAAACCGTTTACTATTGAATATTCAGTTATTCTTTCTTTTGGCTCTATGTATTTAGAAACAATTATTGATGGTATATAACCTATAGTATCTAAAGATTTTCTTAATTTTTCCCATTCATATTGTTTATCAAATAAAAAATAAGAATTTAAACCCTTTTCTTTCATCAAACTATATTGTTTAATATTTTCATATCTAATAGTAGTGAGATAATAGTTTGGATGTAAAAATTTTATTAAAAAACTTGAAATCTCTTTTATAAACGTAAAAAATAACATAATATAATTTTAAAATAATCTACTAAAATGTAAATAATTCAATTAATAACTAGACTATAAGTATTTTTTAAAATGGTCTTTTTTGTAGTATCCAAGTGTCTTCTGGTATCATATGTAAACCCCTTCTTCTTCCACCACCAACTATCATCTCTTCTGTCCTTTGTTCGTCAGTAATATCTAGTGGTTCTAATTTATATATGCGTGTGTCAGTTTCTGGTCCTTCCCAATTTTCTCTTTGTCTATATGTAATTCCAAAAATTCTATAAGGTGTAAAAGTTTTTGGTTTTACTCGTTCACCTCTACTAGTACTAAATCCCTCACGACTCTTGTCTAAGTCTACAATTATAATTTCATCACCTTTATTAAGTGGTTGATTGGTTTGTGTAGACTCATTTAATTTACCTAAATTATTTTTTTTACTTTTAATAAGATTTTTTAATCTCCTACTTAAATTTATTTCTTTTAAGTTTTCTTTATGTAATTCATCAATTTTTGGTCTTATGAAATCATACAATTCGTTACCTAATTTTTTACCAAATTCAATATCACTAGGATAATGTACTTTCGCCATGTTTCTACTGAAAGCAATTTCATCCCCTAATTTGGTAAAATCTTTTTTATATTTTGGGTATAAATCACTTAAATAACGTGAAATAAATATACCTTGTGTCGCATGACCAGAAGGATAGGATGGTGTATTAGCCGATTTTAAATCTTCAGAACCTAATTCCATATTTTTAATCTTAGCTACTTGACTAGGTCTAGGTCTATTGTAATGATATTTTAATTTTAATATTATTGATTTAACATCATCCATTAATTTATTTATACCCAAATTAGGAAAGTCTAAGTCTTTAGTTTTTAAAAATTTTTTAAAGTGTCCATCAATATCATCTGCACTTTTTACCATTTCTTTTTCTGTTGGAATGGTTTTTAAATATTCTATTTCTTTTTCTGTTTGTTGTGATTCGTTTTTTGGTGGTGGTGTATTTTTAAATTTATCCAAAGGAAATTGTTTAAATAAATCTAAATTATTATTAATTTTTTTTTTGTGTTTTTTGGTTGGGGATTTTTTAAAAACCAAATCTTTTAGTTTTTTGTTTTTAGATTCATTTATTACTGAATTAAGGTAAACGCTTGTTGTCTGTCCATCTATGAACTCAGTATCACCGTAATCAATTACTTCTGTCGTGCCACCCCAATCATAAAATTCTTCATCACCCATATTTTCAGCACTATTTTTATCAAAAGCTACCACATCAACATCACCACCTCTATACACTATCCAACTCTCAGTCTCATCTCTAGTAATTCTATATGATTTAGGTGGTACTTTTATTGGGTTTCTTATAGAAGCATAATCACCGTCTTCTGTCCAATTATCCAAAGCCCACTTTATGTATTTTTTAGAAGCCATTGTAGATTCATAAGTGTCTAAATTTAACCCAAATAACTTCGCAAAATCATACCATTCACGCTCATAACTCGTACTTATACCACTAACTAATTCTTCCATTTGTTTTTTTGTAAATCTTTTATGAATAGATGTTAATAACTTCAATTCAAAAGGTGTGAATGGTTTACGGTCAGCATTATCTAAAGATTCTTCATCAGACCAAGAATCTCGATTACGGTCTTGTTCCTTAATACTTAAAATTTTTTTTATTTCTTTTAAAGTATACATTAACTATAATTTATTTTTTTATTGTCATATTTTTCAGTCCACAACTCCATAAATTGGCATGGATGGGTTCCGTTATTTGCTTTCATATTTTTAAATATTCCTTTACCGTAATTTCTACCATACCCAAGTTTGTTTGAAGCCTGTTCTAATGATTCTTTACCACCTAAATTACCAAAATTTTGACACGCTGTATAAATAATTTCAAATCCTCTAGTTCCTTGATTATGTGCCATGTAAATTTCTGCATTTGTAGGTCTTCTACCAGTTATATAACTTAAAGAACGAATTTTTTCTTTTAATTTTTTTCCAGCTGCTTTAGCATTTTCATATGGGTCCCACACTGTCAGATTTGTAACACCATAATCATCAAAATATTTAGGCATTATTTGATATAACCCAGAAGCTCCACTATTTTTATTTTTAGCTGATGGGTCACCACCAGATTCTATATTCGCTATAGTAAACATTAATTCCTTACTTAACCCATTTTCATCACTAGATACATTAATAGCGTCCACAACCACAGGACTAAAAGATTTTACATTACCTTTTGTAAACTGTGTTTTAATTTGTTTAGGGTCATTAATTTTTGGATTTTTGTTTATGTTTTTGAGGTTTTTCATCGCTCTTAGTGTTTCCTCATCTACCTTATCACTAACTTCAAATCCATGGTCAGCTTGAAAAGCATTCACAGCTTTTAAAGTTTCGGAACCAAACTTACCATCAACACCAAACCTTGGTAGTACATAATTAAGTGAAATTAAATCTTCTTGCATTTCCCTTACTTTGGACCTCATGTCTTTCCTGCCTTTATCCATACCATCGTATAAAGATAATGTAGTTTCTCTATCAAATTTTTTACTTTCTAATATTCTGTGTAGTTGTTGTTCTGTAATTACAATATTCATTTTGGGAAGTTTAATTTTTTTATTGGTATTTTCGTAAATGTTAATACCAGTGTACCCAAAACCTTTTACTAATTGTCCTGCAATTGCATTAGCTTCATCCTCAATTACTCCACCAATATCTTGTGGTGGATTATTGATGTCTATCCTGCCATCTTCTAATTGTTTATGATGTACCAACTCATGAGCTATACTCCTTAAAATATCAGCTGTAGCTCTGTTTTTAGAATAAACATTTACAGTATTATCATTTAAATTATAAGAAGCTAAAGTCATTAATTTACTTCTATCAGTAACTAATTTTACAGTAACTGGTACTTTATAACCTAAGATATCTTGACAAAATTGTAAAAACTTATCTACAATTTCTTTTTGAGATAAACTTCCACTTTGTTCTTTAATAACATTTTTACGTGTCTCCATTAACTATAAATACTTCCTATTAATGGAATTTATGTTTATTTGTTATTTAAATCATATGGGTTAGGTGGTGGTGTTACCCCAGAAACCTCTTGTTCTTCCTGTACTTTTTTTAACATCTCCATGTACTGTTCAAATGCTTTTTTTTGTTGACTTTTAACACGTAGAGTTTTTTGTTTTGCTTTCTGCTTTTGATTTTTTCTATGTTTACTTTTTGGCATATTTTTTTTCTTAAATGTATTAATGAAACACAATCTTGTAAATAAAAAAAAAGCCAGAGTTTTAAAACTCTGGCTTTAGGGCTGAATTCGGTATTCAGACATCCACCACCCTTAAAAGGGAAATAAAAAAATTACAGTAGGATGTTGGGGATACCCTACATGATTATCTACTTCCCTTATAGTAGTCATTGTAACTTTGTGATTACAACATTAACTTTGTTAGCCATTTCTTATAGTTACCAACAATTAGATTATGCCTCTAATTAATCCCTTACTTTATAGACTATAACACCTTTTAACAAAGTATCAAAATTTTAGTGTAACGTATTGTGTGACCAATAGCTTCATCTGTAAAGATTATTATTAGTTAAACTTGGTTAGAGTTTTTCTAACAACACAGGTTATTTTAAAAAAGATTTTTTGATATTAGGTAACCTTAAACCTAAACGTAATCTCTCATTTTATAGTGTGAGTTTACGTAGTGAACACTTTGAGCGGATGGGTGAGACTTGAACTCCCAACTCCTAACTGGATGTTAGGTATTTTACTATTAAACTACACCCGCTTGTAAAAAAGGAAGGTTATTTTTTAAAGTTACATAGTTCCAATATATATTGTGTAACTCCTTCCTTTTGTGTATAACAAATATATAAAAAGTATTTTAAAAAGACAACTTATTTAAACATTTATTGTAAAGTTTTTTTTTAGTTGTAATTTACAACTATCTATTCGAAGAATTAATTTGCCAAAGTTTTACTACTCTTTCGGCTTCTGAAAGTAAATTTCTTTTTTTATCTAAAAAAGAATTATTATTTAGTTTTGTATTAGTCTCATTATATATAATATCTCTAACTTTATTAGAATTTTCATTTATACTATCTAAGTTAGATGATGTAACAACACTAAATTTATCAACCCAATCTTTTCCACTTATCAAAAAGTGTGAAAAATTTTCTCTATTAATTTTTTTAATATTATTTAATTTATCTAGGTACTCAAAAATAAATTTTCTATTTTCAACAACATCACCATTCACTTTTTCGATTTCATTTTCTTTTAATTTTTCTATGGATTCTATAAAATATTTTTTTAAAATAAAATCTTTTTGTATATCAACAATTTCTTCTGAAACTGTATTCATGTTTATATCATTATCATACATAAAATCAGTATCAGATTCGTTAATAGTTTCTTTGTCTTTTTCATTAGTTAACTTTTGGTAATACTCATCTCCCATCCTATCTTTAAACCATGGATTAATATCATAATCTGGGTAATAATAGGAATAGTCATTAAGTTCTAGACAATCCCCCTTTTTACCATAACAATCATCAAAGGAATATTCTTCCTCCATAAAAATATTAAATATATTATTTAAATTTTCTGTATCAAAATCATAAAGTATGTCTTCTAGATGATGGTCAGCGTAATCTGGATGATATTCGAATCGATTTATATTATCCCAAGCATCATCATCTTGTACCCAATTTTTTAAATCATCTTCTATTACATAATATAGTTTACCATTACGATATTCTAGTTTACCATCATAATCAAAGTGTTCTTCTATATTATTTTTAATATCTTTTGTAATATCACTATAAAACTTATCGTGTGCCGCATCTGAATTTGCCCACCTAATATAATGTTTTATGTTATCAATATCTTCTTCATATTTATAAATTAATTCTTCTTCTTCCTCATCTAATGGTTTATTATATAATAATCTTTCCGCTGTTTCTTTGTCGACATCTAAAACTTTGATTATTAAATCCCAACTAGCATCATCTAAGTCATCTAAAAAATTACTATGTAATTCATCGAATCCATATAAATCATCACCAAAAAAATCCTCGCTACATAAATATTTATCTACCAATTGCCTATCATCTTTTACAAATAATTTTTGTAAATCGTCACAATCAAAAAACTTAGTTACTGGAAGTGGTTTTTTTGTATTCTGTAAATAACGTACCAATAATGGTATAAAATAACTTATGTGTTTTGGAGCACCAACTAACTTTAACATATTACGATTTATATTGTTTTTAGGGTCTTTATCCCAATATTCAAATATTTTTTTTACTAAACTTTCTGGAAATGTAGTGGTTATTACATCTTTTTCTTCATCAGAAGTCCCAGTTGGGAAATTCCATACTCCCCACGGATATAACGATAATTGTTCCTCATTAAGTTTTCTTCTAATTGTAGTAACCGCTTCTGGATATTTAGATTTCACAATTTCACTATTTTTATCGTCATAATCAACTTGGTCTAAAACATGTCTCATAGCATTTAAAGCTGACATTCTTTTATCATTTGAATCTAAAATTACCCATGGTGCACCACTGTGTGACGTATCTTTAAACACTCTTTCTTTATAGTCTGTATATTCATCCCATTTTTCTCTAGAAGCTTCATCGTTGGGTGAGTATTTCCAGTATTTTAGTGGTGATTGTTGTCTAATAGTAAATCTTTGTTCTTGTTTTCCTTGTGTGATTGATAACCAAAATTTAATCAATATTACCCCTTTACCTAATAAACTTTTTTCAAAGGGAACAACGTCTCTCATAAATTCTTCATATTCTTCTTTAGAAGAATATCCCATAACTGGTTCTACTATACCTCTGTTATACCAACTTCTATCAAAAAAAGTTATTTTACCAGGTTCTATATATTTTTCATATCTCTGAAACCAATTTTTCTTTTCTTCGTCTGTTGGGATTCCTAATGCAATAACATTAAAATACTTTGGGTCTAAATATTCTGTCATCTTTCCAATAGTGGAACCTTTTCCAGCTGTATCTCTTCCTTCAAAAATTATAACTAAAGGTATATTATTCTTTTTAACCCATTCTTGTAATTTTAATAACTCTATCTGTAATAACTCTTTTTCTGTTTTAAATATTTTCCTAGGTATTTTAGATTTTTCTTCTTCTACCTCATCATAATAATCAACACCCTGTGGTGTTTCCCCCTGTAATAATTTTTTTTCGTATTTAGCTCTTTTAGGTAATGAAGTGTTTAAACGACTAAGGTAATCTATAACTATTTCTGTTTTATCACCACTTTTTAAAAGTTTATTTTCCAAACCTCTCAACATAGTGGGGAAATCAATTAAATCTATGTAATCAGAATCTTTTAGTTGGTCAACCAATTTAGATACTTCTTCATCATATATCTCATTTTCATCTAATGTATCTTGTAATTGTTGTAAATATTGGTTTAGTTCATCTGGTGTATCACTTTTTTGTTCTGGTTTTTTAAATAAATTACTTAAAATATCAAAAAAACCTTCATTAATTATTTTTTGATGTTCATTAAGTTTTTTATTTTTGTCTGGAAACATTTGATTTATATCAAATATAAGGTCATTTGGGTGGTATTCATCCACATAAACATCATTATAAGAATCAAACTCATATTTTTTATCATATGCATATTCAAAATCTCTGTCTGATTCACCTACCTCTTCACTATGTATAATTTCAGCCAAACCGTATTCAGGTCCTTCCAAACACATAATATAATGATGCAAATTGTATTCTTCAACACAACCAAGTTCAATTGGATTTGTAGTACTATATATTGTTTCTTCTATTATAGGGTGGTAATATTGTTCTAATTCAAGTTCTTCCCATTCATTACATTCACAATCTCCCATACCTCCACCAAAAACATCTTCAAGTTCATCTTCTGAACAAGCTCTATATTCATCACCGTGTTCATCCCAAATAATACCATCTACACACGCACAAGAATCACCAGATTCCTCACCCACACCATCTACACAATCATCATAAAACCATTCACTTTCTATGTCACCATAAACACGAACTCTACTAAGATATACTTTTGGTAAAACCCATTCTTCAACATTATCACGGTTACCAATTAAATAGTTGTATTCATATATGAAATTCATTTCACTACTTAAATAAGAAGGTAGTTTAAAATATCTCATTAATGTTTCTCCAAATTTATTAATAGATGGTTGTTTAATTAATGCAAGAGTAGTTTGCATAATTCTTTTAGCGTTAGTAGTTAAATTTAATTTTTGAGGTGACATCATAAATAAATATATGATACTATAGAAGATTCAACTTGTGAAATTTGTTAATTAGTTTGTGTTTTTCTTTTTTGTCTTCTGTAGTAGCTACTTTTTGTTCAAATAATTTCCATAATACTTCTTTTTGTAGTTTTGGTTCTACAATACCAAATAATTTAAGGTCATTTTTATTTTTTATTTGGTTATTTAGTATGGATTCAAGTATTTTATTTAATAGCTGTTCGTAATTAGTTTCCTTCATAATCTTAAAAACTAAACATTTGTGGGTTTTTCGGTGGAATTATATAAATCTTTGGTTTGATTTCTTTTATTCTGTATTTCTTCGGCTAGTTTTTTATTTCTATTCACCACTTCTTTTCTTCTTCTTTCTAATTCTTCTAAGTGATTTTTTTTATCTTCTTCTTCTTGTAACTTTTTACTTATAACATCTATTCTATCTAAAGCCATTTTAGTCATATACATATTGTTTTTAAGTAATTCTACAATGTCTTCCATAGTTGGTTCCCTATGTGTAACTGTTTGATAATATAGTAAAGACTGAATAGCTTCTTGTGGGTTACTAAAATCTCTATTAGGTATTAAATATTCTTTACCTATTACAAAGGTAGGAAACACAGCACTCCTAGTGAGAGATTTAACATATTCCCATTCTTTTTTAAACTCTTTAAAATTTCTTTCAGTATACTCAACATTAGCTGCTTCTAATTCTTGTTTCATTTTTGCACAATACCCACAAGTAGGCATTGTATACATTATAATTTCTAATTTTTCCATAATTTATTATTTTACAATACTAAATTTATCACCTTGTTTAATTTTGTCAAGTATTTCTAGACCACTTACAACATTGCCGAAACATGTGTGGTTACCGTCTAAATGTTCTGTATTATGTCTATTTAAACATATAAAAAACTGTGAACCACCCGTGTCCCTTCCTCTATGTGCCATAGACAACACACCTTTCTCATGATATTGTTTTTCATTATTTACCTCACATTTAATAGTGTAACCAGGTCCACCAGTACCGTCTCCATTAGGACAACCACCTTGTACTACAAAACCTGGAATTACTCTGTGGAATGTAAGATTTTGATAAAATCCGTCATTTACTAAATTTTCAAAATTTTTTTTAGTTAATGGTGTTTCATCATATAATGAAATAACCATGTCACCGTAATTTGTAATTATTTTCATTTTTTAATTTTATTAATTTGTTTTAAAACATTATTACTATTTTCATTTATCTTTTTACTTATCATAGCACCTAAATTTCTTAAAACCATAGTAGATATTCTATACGCAACGTAGGTAACAGAAATTGTTATGAAAACAACAATTAAATTAAGAATTAAAGGTAACCACAAATTCATAAGATAAGTTTTAATATCTGTATAGGGCACGTATATTAATTGTTGGTTACTATATTCTATAAATTTTTGAACGTCACCATCAAATTGTTCTATTTGTTGTTTTGTTAACTTGTCACAATTTATACAATGTCCTGTGTCATAAACAGAGTACATAGTTCCCAAAGCTTGAATAAATAAAAATGATATTATTATCTTCCATTTATATGTCTTTAAAAAAGACATTATTTTTTCTGTGGTATCGAATTTCTCAACAATACCATCTAAAAATTTTATATATTTTTTGAACATAATATAATTTTTATTCTAGTATTTTATCTACCAATCCGTATTCTAAACATTTTTTAGCGTCCCACCATAAATCATGCTTTAATATTTCATCCAATTCTTTTTGTGGTACTTTAGTATACTCTTGATATAAATTTTTTATCATATCCATCAATTTAGTATTATTTTCCATATCGTCAAGTAAATCGGAATATTTTCCCCAACTAGTAGCACTTAATTGATGGATTAACATATAAGCGTGTTTGTGAATATATCTTTCTTTACCAACTACACTAATCATTGTGCCAGCACTAGCAGCACACCCTTCTATAATTGTAATTACATCACATTTAGTATTTCTAATTGTATCTAAAGTTGATAAACCAGCAAAAATACTACCTCCGTAAGAATTGATGTGTAAATAAATTTTTGGTAACTCTACTCCTAATTTTAAACTACTAATTTGTAATTCTTTATCTAATTCATTTATTTGTTTATTCAACTCTAACATCTTACTCCTTTCTACCTCAGAATAAAAATAAATGTGATTGTTTACCGTTGTAATTTCGTTATTACTATCACTAGATGAATTTGATTTATCATCTTGTTTTACACCCCAAATTGGTTCTTTATTCATTTTAATTTCTTTTTTGTATTATCTCATCAATTATTCCATATTCTAAAGCTTGGTCTGCATCTAACCATAAATCTCTTTGTGCATCCTTTTCAACTCTTTTGGTTGTTTTACCACAAGCTTTCGCCAATATATCAAATAAAATTTTATTGGTTTTTTCCCATTCATCCATAGTAATTCGAGCGTCTTGGATGTTACCAACAGCACCACCACTAGATTGATGCAACATTGTTTTACTATATCTCAAAGAGTTTCTTTTACCTTTTGTCCCTACTGCTAATAATACTGAACCCATAGAAGCTGCCATACCAGTATTTAATGTCCTAATATCACATTTAACATATTCCATAACATCAACAATCCCCAAACCAGCTTTTACCGAACCACCAGGTGAATCTATATGTAATGTAATATCATCGTCATTAATCGTATCTAAATACATTATTTGTGCTTGAAGAATTTGTGCAGTTATATCCATTATTGGTCCAGATAACCATATTATTCTTTCCATCATAAGTCTAGAAAATATATCAATTTGTGTGGCTCTCATTTCTCTTTCCTCTAAAATATAGGGTGTAAGTGAATTTTGATAGTCCCATAAAGTGGTAGACGAAATTGGGTTCTTCATACTTCTACTATATAAACTAAAATCTTTGATTAGGTCATTTTTCATATTTAAATTATTATTTTTTTGTTTTACTGTCAATTTTATAATCTTTAACCTTGATAACTATCAATAGGTTCACCGTCAGAATAAACTAAATCACGACATTCACGTAACATTTCTTGTTGACGTTCATAAATTGACTCCATAAACTCCATTTGAACTCTGTCATAATCTTCATCATCCCAATCCATATCTTCTGTAGGGTTATCCATATCATCTTCTTCAACCCAAATACAAGGTGTTCCGTCCAAATCTTTTTTGATTACGAGAGCACCAATAGGACTATACCCTTCATCCTCATACTGAACTTCAATAGAAACTTCAGGGTCCTTATCCACTAACATATTATAAAGGTGTATGAAGAATTTAATAGGTGGATACCAAGCTGAAGTTAATGTAAAATTACCATAATCAATAATATCATCAAGATATGTCCACTTAGAACCAACATTATCTAACGACCATGAATTCATAACACCACCGCTTTCCGCAACTTCTACATCATTGTAAAAGGTTTGTGCGAATGTGGTAACTTCACCATCGTTCGCTCTTTCTAATAACTCATCAAGGTATTTGATGGTTTCTTCATTTGCATGGACTTCAACCATGCTCTTTAAGTGATTTGCCATTTTTTAATTTTTTAATTTTTTATTTATTTTCTGTTTTCCATTCTTCACCAAAATCACCAATTTTTGCTCTATGTTCATCGGTTGGGTCATATTTTCTAGTGACGTAATAAACTAATATTGTTCCTGGTTCTAAAGCTTTATACCCATGATAAACCCCTGGTGGAATTTCTAGTACTTGTGGGTTTTTGTCTGATAGATACTTGAATTCACAACCATCTTCTTCAGTTGCCCAACCAACTTTTAAACTACCTTTTAAACAAATCCAATAATCAGTTTGTTTCTCATGTTTATGCCAAGCTACTATGTGTTCTGTTGAATTGATATAACTAACATTTATTTGTCCTTCTTTGAGTGGGAATACATCCAGTAATCTTTGTGCTCTGTCATCTTCATGGTAATTCATGTTTTAATTATACTAAATAAAAATATTTAAGAAAAGTCTAGAGCATAAAAAAATGGGACCTATGTCCCATTATTTTTAACACTCCAAAATATACTTTAAACTACCCATAGCGTTTTTGATGTGTGATTTTGGAATCCAGAATTCTAACTCACCAATCTCATCGATTTTCTCCTTTAAATTCTTATTGAATTCTTTTATCTCAGATTGGGTAGTTGGTCTTTTTAATCCCATGTATTTTGCACATGTAGGACCGATTCCAGAAGCTTTTGATACCCAATCAGTCAAATCTCTACCACAACAACGACAACATCCAACATCAGTAAAAGTCATTTTTCCTTTGACTCTAACTGCTTTATTTGTCAACGCATTTATTTCTGAAACAGTTACTGTGATAGGTGTAATTTTACCCAAATTGTATTCTTCTGAAATTTCTCTAGCAACATATCTTTTTAAAACCAAGTCTACATTTATTTTAATTGGTTTGATACTGCCTTTAGGTTTTTTTGGTGCGAAGAATTTTTTAACCGCCTCCATTTGTTTTGGGGTTAACTTACCCCAACGATTATATCCATTAAGTACGGATTTAACAAATCCATTATTACCTTCGTAGTTTATTAGTTTTTGTATTGTGTCTTGGTCAGTCATACTTTATTTTTTTTAAGTGGTTATCAATTCAACAATACAAAGATAATTAAATTATATTAAACTACAAACTTAATTTATCAAAATTAATTTTTTTGTACAATTAGGACATGTAAATTTTTCTTCAAATCGCTTATCAAAAACAACTTCATTTTCACAAACACATTCTTTTATTTCAAAGTCTTCTTTATTTGGTGATTCTTGTGGTGTGTAATTACAAACCAAAGTTTTATCCATTATGTAAGCATATCTGTGTTTTTGTGTTCTAGGTAACCAAACTCCTTTAGCATCCTTAGTCGTACCTCTATAATTTTTTTTGAAAGTGCCATCACCAATATAAAGAAAAAAGTCACTTTTTGGTGTGGATAATCCATAATAAGTGAAATTACACACCTGATAGATACTACCACTATGTCTAGAATTATCAGCTAAAGTAATTACCGCTCTAACATTTTCTTTCTTCAATAATCTAATTGATGTACCTAACAAAAATGATGTCGCATTAGTTCCATTTAAGTTTGGTAAAACACATAGTCTAGATAATTCTAAAACTGTTTGGTCAGTATTGGGTAATCCAAACCAACCTTTCAGTGCAACATTACCTTGTGGATTTGAGAATGTTGTCACACCTAAAATTTCTTCATCTCCTTTTTTAAATAATCCAAAAGAAAACTTAGCAAAGAACTTTGCGTCAGCCAAATAATGATATTTTTTTATAAATTCGTAAGCCTGACTTTTATCTATTCTTTTAATTAAATAATCTTTTTTCTTAAAATTATTATTATGTCTAGGTTTTTCTTTAAATACGGGAAAATTACCATGTGGTACGACATATTCTTTATCTGTTGAATTATTTTTAATTTTATAACCACCGTCTACCTTTCCTAAATATATCCCAACATTATTAGAATTGGTTATAAATAAGTCACCATCTTTTAATTTAGATAATGTGGTAGATTCTTTGCTAAAATTTGTCATAATTTTATAATTTAATTAAAAATAAATAAAAAAAATAATTAAATCAATAAAGTATTAGTACTCTGATATTTTATTAGAGCGAGTTCTTTTTTCTTGGCCTCTAACATCACATCAACGTCTACACCATAGGTATTAATATATTCAGAGATATAATCTGAATGTGCTTGTGGTTTAATAGTATCATTATTCTCATGTAATGATTTACTCTCAGAGTAGTGAACTACAGGTTTGATATCACCCCAAGTGCTTGCAGCAAGTTTAAGTGCTTCTTCTTCCGTCAGACCACCTGTATTAAATTTATGGTGGTGATAATCAAACACTATTGGTATGCCTATCCTTTCGTGTATGTACATCAAATCCTTAACTGAATACATTGACTCTTTATCATCATTTTCTACAGTCAAACGTGTTTGTACGGATTTAGGTAATCTTTCAAAGTTCTTACAGAACCTATCCATAGCAGAAATCTTATCACCATACACACCATTACAATGTATATTAATTTTATTATATGGTGTTCTAGATAAACCAATTAAATCAAATATTTCACCGTGGTTTGATAAATCTTTTATTGTGTTTTCAACAACATTATCGTTGGGTGATACTAAAACATTAAATGGACCTGGATGGAATGTAATTCTATGTCCATATTTTTTAACCAAATGACCCAAACCACTTAACAAGTGTTTAATCCTAATGTAGTGAGGTAAATCAGATAATTTATATTCTGATGCCCAAGGAAAAATATCCGAACTCATTCTAAAAAATTTAATACCATTATTTTCATTCCATTGTATAATTTTTATTAAATCTCTGACATTTAAAATTGATAACTCAGAAGCATAATCGATACCTTTACTAATAAATGTTCGTTTAATCATAGACCTATTGGTTGTGACTTTGGGTTTTTCTTTAGATAAAGACATATTAATACAAGCGTATCCTAAATTCATATCGAAATAATTAAATTTTAAGTTTTGAACTACCCAAACCAATAGTATTGGTTAGGTATTTGAGATTTCAAATATAAAGAATATTTATTTAAAAAACAAATGAAAGATAGAATAAAAAAATTATTAAGAGAATTTAGTATTGACGAACTAGATAGAAAAACATATAAAGATGGTCAATTATCTTTAGAATATGTAGATGCTTACGATTACCCAAAATATGTTATTTATTATGATACAGAAGAACTAGTAGATGGTTATGGTGATGAAACAAATATAGTAGTCGCTGAATTAGATTCTAGATTTTTTGATGAAAGAATGGCTAGAATAATATTACAATACCTAATAACTAGGTAAACTATTCAACTAAAATTTAGATATGTTCAAAAAAAAAACCCCAATATGGGGTTTTTTTACATTGTCAGGAAGGTATTGATTGTTGCGTTATCATTTAATTTAAAGTAGATTGCTGAAACCTTCCTTATTTATATAAACGTGAACTTATCACGGAATTTTTAAAATCTGATGAGTAGTCAGAATATGGGTGAACTCTTTTTTAATTTAGGACTTCTGAGACTAAAAATCCCTTTTTTATTTTTTCAACAAGGTGGGGGAATATTTCCACCTCTCTCTTTCATAGTTATATTTAACTTTTGCTGAAAGTATTCTTTGGTCTACTCATCAGACCGTTATTGGTTCGTATCGAAGTGAATCGACAGTCTCCATCATCATGTTATAAGGTGTGAAGTTATCACAAGTTAAAACATTTTTCATGATTGAAGGTGAGAATCCAGATACTAGTACTGTCCCCATTTCATTAAATGAAGTTGGGAAATTATCGTTTCTAGCATTTATGTTCCAGTAAACGATATCTGGTGTTTTATACCCAGCATTCTCAAACATCTCTTTAATCATTTGTTGTGCGGTTGGGTTCCATTTACCTAACACATTAGCTGAATCGAATTCCATGTCTGAAAGAATCAGAACTTTAGTTGGCATCTCATGTTGAGACACTTGATGCTTGACTGCTTGTTCTAAAATTAATTCAAAAGTAGATGCTAAGTTTGTATTCATACCCCAATCAGCTCTTTTTAGTTGTTGATATCTATCTTTTAAATCACCATTAAGTACTTGAAATGTTGGTCTCTCTGAGAACGTAATAAACGTATCTTTGAACTGACCTACATTTCTTTCCGAAATATATAGACCTAGTGATATTGCAACATCCATACAAGAAACATTAGGATTGTTACCCGCTGAACATACCATAGAACCCGAAACATCTACAACTGGTAGTATTCTTTCTTCAGAACCTTCCATATAGTTAGGTAAAGCTTTCCACTGTTCACTCGCAATTTCGGAGTCCCCAAACTTAAGTGATTTAGTGATATCATAAGGATATACCGCTCCAGCGTTAATTTTCACAGTACCCTTTTTAAGAGAATTAATATATTCTCTATATCTTTCACCGTCATTTTTGTGGAAAGCTTTTTGGTATCTAGATGCGGCTAAGGATGGTAATTTAGAATAATCGATATTCTCCCATTTTTTAGAACACATACTAGTTTCAACCACATTAGTCAAACTAACTAATAATTTACGATACTCTTTAGGTGTCATATTCAAATACTTTCTAATTGTATTTGCCTTAACACCTTTTCTTGGCATCCACTTTGCACATAAACCATCTTTGTTGTTTAAAGCTGATTTAATTAATTCAAGTGGTTCCAACCAACAGTTGTCTGTACCTACAAGAGTTAGGACATCGTCCCATCTTCCATATTCACTAATTAAGTGAACATTTTTTTTAAGTACTTCACTGTGGTTTTTACATAACCAACCTAAAATATCTCTAAAAATTTGTCTTTCACCAGCACCTTCTCTCACATCTCTTGCCCAGAATAAAATTTTCATAGCAATTAGAGCGTCTTCATTATATGCTTTTGAGAACTTTGAAATAAGTTTTTTCTTATTTATCCCTCTCATCGCACCTATCTGAAAAAATAGGTTCACACAGTGGTTCAAAGAAGATGAATTAGTTGCCATCCCATTTTCGGTTACCGTGTCTTGTGTCTGAAGTGCGTCTCTCAAATTCATGATAAATAGGTTAATTTAATTTTTGGTTAGTATTATAAATATTAAATAAATTAGTAAAAGTGACTAACGTTGTTCAAGTATATTAAAAAAAATCACTCCTGTCAAGCCCCAAGACGTAATTTTTTTATTTTTTTTTAATTTCCAATTTTTTCCATAAATAAATTAAGGTTTTCCAACTTGTCGTTGGCCGAAGCTAACTTATCTAAAGCTATCATCGCCTCCTCTACTTGTTGTGGATGTTCACCAATACCAACACTATTACACATGTAATTGTTTAGTGTAAATTCTGCTTCTGCTTTTTCAGCTTCACATTGTGCTTTTAAAGCTAAGTACATTAAATCTTTCCCTTTCATTTTTTTTAATTTGTTTTTAATTGTGAATTTTTAATATGTTGTAATTAGTGAAATGAAACAAAACCATTTTCTGATGCAACTTTAAAAGCTTCTTTCCAATCATCATATTTTGCAAAAAACCATTCCATATCTCTAATATCATATTCTTTGTATGGGTGTACTTTTAAAAACCACATATCTATGTTTTCTTTGATTTTACCTTCATTATTTATAAAATCATTATATAGTTTTTTACTTAACTTAGGTCCTATTATACCATCTGAATCTGAAAAATTAATTAATTCTGAAAATGGTGGACTTTCTGGTTTACCAATTATTGATTCATCTTCTAATGACCAAACTTCTTGAGCTCCACCTGAGAAACCAGCAGCTAAAGCTAAATCATCTCTCCATTCATTATACCCACTATAACTACCAGCCCTAAATGAATTTTCACCCAAATTACGTGGTACCAAATACCAACCATTTTCTAAACCTTCTAAATGTTTTGGCCAATTACTATTTTTTTTGTCTATGTAATAAAGATAGTTATTTGGATATTGTTTATCCCATTCATCAAATTCCTTATTAAAAGGTTTAACACCTTTTGGTACTTTATTGGGTGGTATATGTTCTACGTTTGAATAATATGATATATCTAATCCCATTATAACATTAATTTTTTAATCTTTTCTACACCCTCTTCAATTTCATCAAAATCATTATCTGGTGCCAAATAAATTTTACTTTTTTCGTCATGATTCACGATACAAGCTGTTGGTATATATTGTGTGTTAGCTTCTTTACTAACTTTATCCCACTCTTTATCAAATCTTTCAATATCTCTGACTAAAAATTTAATGCCTTCTTTTTCTAATAAATTTTTCATTTTAGTACACCAAGGACACCCTTCTTCTGAATATATTAATAATGTTTTCATATAATATTAATTTAAATAGTAGTTAATTTTATCTTTGTAAAAACTTTTTTCTCGCAAACCAACAATTCTTTCTACTTCAACACCTTCTTTGTATATTATAATAGTTGGTATACTCCTTACTTGATGTTGAGACGAAGCTTCTGCATTATCAGTAACATTAACTTTACCTATTATTGCTTTATCAGCGAAATCATTTTCCAATTCTTCTATAGTTGGTGTTAACATCCTACATGGTCCGCACCATTCAGCCCAAAAATCAACTAGAACAACACGATTTTCTTTAATTGTGCTTTCTAATGTGTTATCGTTTAATTCCATAATTATAAATATTGTTTTAATTCTAACAAAGCCTCATCTGGTGTATTAAAATCTCTACCAGCAGCTATATAAATTCTATTTTTTTTATCTTCTACCAAAATAGTAGGTGTATACATAATGTTAGAATTAGTTTTTAATTCTTCTTTTCTTATTTCTTCCCAAAGTTCTTTGTTTTTTAATACTTCAATAACTTTGTATTTTATATTTTCTTGTGTCAGTAGGTCTTTTAAAGCGACACAAGTTTTACATTCCCATTGACTAAATAATGTTATTCTCATATTTTAAACTTCAATTGTTCTAAATTTATTTTCTGCTTTTAATAAAGTATCATAAATAATACCACATAATAAGTATGGATTAGCATTACTAGCTGGTCTTCTATCTTCCAAATAACCCTTCCAACCATTTTCTATTGTGCTTATAGGTATTCTTATACTAGCACCTCTATCACTTACACCATAACTAAATTTATCAATGTGTTGGGTTTCATGTAATCCAGTTAATCTTTTTTCATTCCCATCACCATATAATTTAATATGGTTTTTATGGTTTTTACCAAACTCTTCACAAATAGATTCAAACATTTCTTTTCCACCAACTTCTCTAGTTAAATCACTAGAAAAATTAACATGCAACCCAGAACCATTCCAGTCTCCTTTAATTGGTTTTGGATTAAAATTAACTTTTAAATCATATTTTTCTGTTAATCTTATTAACAAAAATCTAGATAACCATAATTCATCACTAGCTTTTTTAGCTCCTTCTGAAAATACTTGGTACTCCCACTGTCCTACCATCACTTCAGCATTAACACCAGTAATATTAAGATTAGCTTCCAAACAAACTTGTAAATGTTCTTCTATAATATCACGACCTACAACATTTTCAGAACCCACACCACAATAATATTGTCCTTGTGGTTTAGGATAACCTTCACTTGGGAAACCCAAAGGTTTGTTATTTTTTATTGTTAAAGTATATTCTTGTTCAAAACCAAACCAATATTGTTCATCATCAATTAAATTATGTCTATAATTTGTTTCATGTGGTGAACCATCAGCATTTAAAACTTCACACATAACTAAATAACCATCTAATCGTTGTGGGTCCATTATAACATGAACTGGTTTTAATAAACAATCTGAATTATTACCATCAGCTTGTTTAGTTGATGAACCGTCAAATGACCATTGAGGTAATTCTTCGGGACAAGGAATTACTCTTCCATTATAAGCCAATGTTCTCTTAGTTTGCATTTTGGGGTCACTCATTGGGTCATAATCCCATATTTTGGTTTTACTCCTTAATTTTTGTGTTGGTTGGTAACCATCTAACCAAATATACTCTAGTTTTACTTTCATCTTAATAATGTATCGTATTTTTATTTATATTTAAACATAATAACTAATTTTAAAAAGGTAAATCTATTAACTCATGAATTTCTTCACCTGACACAAACCCAGCATATTCTTTACTGTATTTTAAAATTTTTCTTTCATTAGTAATTTTGTCATATATATTAATTGTAGGCATTACTTCACTTTTTGGTTTACACACATAATCCAAAAATTCTTTCCTAAGTAATTTTTTAACAATTTCCCATTCATTATCTGGAATAGCATTGTACTTCATTCTAGCTTGAACCAATTTAGGTTCACCTATATTGTTCATTTTAAATTCACAAGTCATTCTATTCGTATTGCTAGGATAATCCTTTCTTACCGATATAATAATACTATCGTATCTGTCTAAATAAGTTCTAACACAATGATGTTGTATTTGTCCTTCATTGAAATATTCAAAATCATTATCCAACACTTTTACAAAATATTTTGTGTCATCAACAATTATTGGTTTTTCTATATGTTCCAAAAATTTAGATGGGTATATGTAACTAACTTCTTTATTTCTTTCTAATTGGTTTATTAAAGATGCCCATTCAATATGTTCTTGTTCAAAATCTAAAATAGTTTTTGCCTTTATTTTTTTAACCACACCATATGACTTTAACTTTTCTCTCATACTAATATGGTCATATAATTCATTTATAAACCACTTTATCCTATCACAATCAAGTGACGTATTATATATGTTAATTATATTTTTCTTTTCATGTTTATTGAGTTCACCTTCCAATTTTAAAGTTTTAGCATAACTTACCCACTTATTATCTGTAAAATTATTACTTTTAATTAAAATATTTGGTTTGATTTGTTTTATATTATCATCACCTAAATAATCCCTTAAATGTGTTAAGTCGGTAATGTTACATTTTGGATTTAAATTCAATAATCGATTATAAAATTTACCATTTAATCCATTTTCTTTCAATATAGATTGAAGTAAATTCATATTATTTTTTTTCAATATTTTTATTCCAGGATAATGATTTATTAAATAATATTTGTAATCGTTTGGTACTTTAATACTTCTAACCTTAACAAACCATTCCATGATTATATTACCTAAAATCTCCGATTGGTCGCCAACAAATATATTTTTTTTAAAACTATTAGTGGTATTTCCTAAACCTAATTCATCATATAATGCCGTTAATAAAGGAGTAACATTTATTGTATTTATTTTTCTTTTGTTTAATGAAGAATTTAACTGCACACCTTTTAATACACTTAAATTGTTCTGAAATTTCAATGACTTTATTCTTGTGTCAATCTTACTAAAGTCATTTTTACTTGTAAAAGTGTGTCTTCTTCTGTTACTAAATGTGCTTGTTGTAATATAAAAATTATTAGTTTTTATGTTAAAGGTGATATGTATATCATTACTTTCTTTTTTAAAATATCTGTAACCAACTACTCTTGATTTAGTAAAATTAAAAATGGATACCTTAATCTTATCTTCATTTTTTTCTAATACAATTGTAACTCTATCAACTAACGCACTATAAAAAATATTAGTGGATTTATCCAACCATTCTTTTTCTTCCACATGTAACACATTATTGTGTTTAGGTGTAAAATAACCCATCTCGACATGTTTAATTGGACCGAAAGAATTTGAATTAGATTTTTTAATATATGGTGTGACTGTTTTATTGGAATAATTTTCAATAACTAAATCATCATTAAAGTCAGTTTTATTTTCAAGTAATTCATTATAATCATAATGTCCTAATAATTGAAATTTTTCATCAACTACCTTAAAAATATTAACCCAACTAGTATTTTTTTTAGCCATTTTATAATTTTTTGTAAAATTAATTCAACTTTTAGTGGTCTTGGTAGGGCTCGAACCTACGACCTGCGGATTATGAGTCCGATGCTCTAACCAACTGAGCTACAAGACCTTTTAAATTCAGATAAGAATCTTATATAAAAAATTAAAAGAACTCCAACTAACTTGAGAGGAGTTCTTTTTTTAATAACACCAACCATTTATGAAACATACTCTTCAGCTAATGTCCATAGGTCTTTATTAATTTTCAACCTTTGGTCAATATTAGTCAGTTCTCTAACAGTTTGTTGTCTCCCAGATGATAAAAAGTAAGTAATTCCACCTCTAATAATTTTTTCTTGAACAATATTAAAGACTTCCCAAAGTTTATCTCCCTGGTCCTCACTTCTAGTTGGTTTAAGGATGTCTGAAATTGGAATATAGTCTTGTCCATCCTTCCAACGAGTTAGAATCGCTTTTTTAGCAAAATCTTTTTTAGCGACCTCACTCATAGTGGTATTTTTAAAGCTATCGACACATCCCATAATTTTAGGAATTGAAGTGACAATCTTATCCGTTATTTTTTGAACATCTTCAAGTTTATACCACTGATGTTTGATTTTAACTTTTTCGAAAGTTTGGTCAGCGATAACTAACCCATTTAAACAAGCGAATCGAAAAAGTCCCGCGTGTAGATTAAATGCATGTCTACCATCATGTGAATTAGTTAAAACAATTTCTGGTACAATACCATCTACGATAGGTACCTCATTGTTTCTAAATCTCAACATATGTTTGGTGAACATTCCTTGACCAGTTCTAGAATTTCTTTGACTAGCTGAATAAACCTGCCAACCTTCTTGACCTAAATCATCCATAATTTGTGTTGTTGGGATAAAACTATATTTATCTGACACGTTAGTTGATGGTTGTTTAGCGTAAACTGAAGGTGCTATAGTTTCAATAAAAGACTGTGTTAATGGTTCCATAAATTTTTCTATTATTTTTATTTATTTTATTATTCTTTATTTATATGATTGTAGTACAAATATAATAAATTATTTTGGTAATACAAACAGAAAATAAAAAAATATGTCATTCCACAAAAAAAGATTTGATAAAGAAAATATTATTAGAATATATGACAATGAAGGTTTATTAGGTTTGGAAAAATATATTGGTGATACAAACACTATAATAACTTCCAATGAGTTCTCTTACAACATTGTCAACACACTAATAGATGAAAAATTAAATTTACCACAAAAATGGAATAAAATATTAAAAATAATAAAAAAAGAAAAATACACAAATGAAAGAAAAAGAATTACTGTCTAAACTAGAAAATTTAGTAAATGAAAAATATGAACCTATATTGGTTATTCAATTATTGAGGGTTCCACCACAAGAAGAATTGCAGGCTTTCGCTAAAGGATTATCAGAGCAATTTGGTTATAAAGTTTTAGTATTACCTGGTGACATAGAAACCAAAGTAGAACTTATTAGTGTTTTAAAAACGGATGTCAAAAAAGTAGAAGATTTGACTAATAGGGTATTGACCTTAATAGGAGATTTAGAAAAAGAATATAAAGATGTTTTAACACCAGTTGCTAACGATGGGGAAGAAAAGTAAAACTAACTTAGTTAATCACCCAAAACATTATGGTGGTGAAGAAAGTACTTATGAAGTAGTTAAAGTAGCTGAGGCTTGGGGTTTAGATATGGACGCTTATCTGTTCAATGTATTAAAATATATTGGTAGAAATGGAAAAAAGACAGATAACCCACCAATTCAAGATTTGGAGAAAGCTGCATGGTATCTCAATCGTAAAATTAACAATTTAAAACAAACAAAGTCTAATTAATTTTAGTAAAGTATTTATAAGTATGAAACTTATAAATGAACTTACATCATTAATTGAAATTTATTCTAAAGAATCTACTGAAGAGGAATGTTTACCTAAACCAGTTGAAAAGTGGAATGAAGTAAATTATTCAGTTAAAGATATAAAAGAAGGTAAAATACTTAATTACGGTGATAGGGACACTAAAAATACTAATGCCCTTAAAAAAATCCAAGATAAATTAGGTGTTGTTATTGATGGTGAATATGGTGTCGGCACTTTAAAAGCTTTAGCTAAAGAATTAGATATAGATTTATGTGAACAAACTAATTACAATATACCAATAGGTCCGAACGCTATTAAAAATTTAGGTATTAAAGAAAGTTTAATAATAACTAAAGAAAATAGAGAAGACTACATATTAGCTTCTACCTTAGCAATTGAAAATCAAAATGCTGGTAAAAAAGAATTATACGCAATACTATCCACTATAAAAAATAGAGCTGATAAATGTAATAAAAGTATGGAATACATGGTTTTATTACCCCAACAATATAGTACTTGGAATTATTACAACGGATTAAGTGCTGAAGAAAAAAAGAAAGAGTTAAAAAATAGATTAGAAAACCACATAGAAAATAAAAATCTAAATAATTTTTTAAAGGTAGTTAAAGACTTTAAAAAAGGTGGTGTTATTTCCAATTACAACCATTATTTTACTAATGAATTAGCTGATGAAGCCGATAACGGTGAATTAACAAACTCAATTGCTCAATCATACTTAGATAATAAAGATAACTCTAAAGTAATTGGTGACCACACATTTTGGTGGGATAAAAATCACAAATGTTCCTAATGTTGAATTAAAGATATTTATCTTATATGAAAAGGTTAATCAAAGAAAGTGGTATTCAAGACATTAATAAAATAGCTAAAAGATATCCCAAAGCTGAAATTTATTTTCATCAAGATTTAGACGGTGTTGTATCTGCAATCGCAATGAAAGAATACTTAGAGAAGTACGGAATAGATGTTGTTGACACTCACGTTATTCAATACGGTGATAGAGAATTTTCTGTATCTAAACCTAAAGCTGAAGGAGACACAATGCAGGTATTGGTAGATTTTGCCCATGGTAAACCTATGTTCACTATTCACACTGACCACCACGATAGTCAATCGGGTGTAGAAGGTGATACTTCCACTCAATTTAGAGGAGCTCGGTCAAATGTTGAGACCATTTCTCAAATTGTTAGTCCTCAAGATATTTTTACTAGTGATGATATATTAAGAATATCAACAATTGATAGTGCTGATTACGCAAAACATGGTTTGACACCAGATGATGTAATGAACTACATTAAAAAATTTGACTTTAATGGTACAGTTCCCGAAAATAAATGGATGTTAGCTTTATTAACCAATAAATTACTTTTAGCATATAAAAACAAACCAGGATTCTTAGAAAAATTGGTAGCTAGGTCTTCACCTTCATTAATGAATATTTTTCACAATATTAACTCAATAGCTGGAGACGAGAATTTTGCTTCACCAGAACAAATGGCAATAAATCAAGAAAAATATGTTAAATCACAAGAAGAAAGTGAAAATCTAAAATTAGAGGACAATATTATTATACAATACGGTGGTGGTAGTCTTTATAAACCAGGTTCTTATGATAGATACACACCATTTAAAATATACCCAAATGCTGATTTTCTAGTAATAGCTTGGCCAATGGGATTGGTTCAAGCCTCATGTAATCCATTTAAAAAAGAAAGAGCATTAAAAGGAATTAATTTAGCTGACATAGCTCAAGAAGTGTTAAGTAAAATTGAACCTCAACTTAGAAATCATCAAGTTCCTGTTTCTGTTATAAAAAGAATTGGTGAAACAAAAGCTGATGAAAGTAGTATTGGTTTTAAAACTTCTGATTTGTTTGCACTCTATAAAGATTATTTAGTTAATTTACCTCCAGTTAACTCACCTTATTATAATGAAATTGTTAGGATAATAGACACTCCTTGGAACAATTTAAGTGAAGAAGAAAAACAAGTTCTAGACAATATTACTGTACCAGCTTGGGATGTGATACAAGCAAATAGTGGTGGCCACAAATGTATAACTAATGTAAGTGGACTTAACTTTTTTGCTAGAGCAACACGTAATCCAGAAGGTAATTATCGTAAAAAGGACGCTAAACCAACAAGGTATGTAGAATTTGTTAAATGGGTCCAAAATGAAATGGTTAAAACACTTAAAGAAAAAATAAGTCAAGAATCTATTAATGAAATAAAAAGAAATATTAAAAAAACATTAATAGAATCTTCTTTTATTTCTGATGCCTTAGGTGATTTAGCTTCAGCAGCTATAGGTGCAACTGGTTTTGTTGGAATGCCAGTAATGGTAGCTTTAATAGGTAAAAACATATACGAGATTAAAAAAAATAATACTGATTTAGAAATAGCTTTGGACAAATTTAAGAATAACCCAACAGCTGAAGATTTAAAAGTTATTGAAGAAGAAATGTATAATGTAAGTCAAGATTTGGTAGATTTAACATCTAGGGTAATTCAACTGATTCCAGACCCAACAGCGGCAAGTGACATAGCAGCTTTTGTGGGAGAACAAACTTTAGGTGCTTTAGCTTTACATAAAATACCAGCAATTCTTGATAATTTAAAACCTTTAATCGATAAAATTCCAATTATCGGTAAGACTGAAGTAACAGACGCAATGAATAATGTTGGACTAGCACATAAATTATTGGATGAAATAGGTGATAAACTTAATTAAATTGTAATTCCATTCCTTTTTTTATACCTAACTTGTTTGTTTCACCACCATTTAATTCTAACACTTGATTACCAATACCTTGATATAATTCACACTTATTCGTTTGACAAGGTAAACAATTTTTATGAATTTGAGTTACTTTATTATCAACTAACATTATAATATCTAATGGGATTTTACAATTTTTCATCCAAAATGATTGTTCTTGTACATTTGGAAATAAAAACAACATTCCACCATCAAGTTTTTCTCTACCCATCATGCCTATTTTTCGTTTAGATGGTGTATCCATAACTTCTATGGGCAATATATCTTTATTTATTGACAATCTCATACATATAAATAGTTTTAAGATTATATTTATTAATAAAATGATTTCAAATGAATGTTAACCTAATTAACTATAGTACACAAAAAGGTCTAATATTAGAAAAAATAGAAGAAAAAGATTCTATCGTAAAAAAAACATTACTTGATTTAGGTGGTATAATAGATGGGACTTTTACTTTCGGTACTGGTATCACAGCTATGTTACCCGCAGTTAAGCAACTAATGTCTGGTTCAACACCTCAACTAACAGAACAAGATATAATTATTTTATATATTACCGCTATGTGGATATTAGTTGGTAAACATAAAGAAAAAGTAACTAAATTACTTGAAATTATAAAAGAAAAAGGATTAACCGAATCATTAAATACAGTTTTTAATTTTTTAGAATCTTTAGAAGATGTAGTTTTAAAAATTGGTAAATCATTAGGTTATACAGCAAATTCATTAACTGATATAGTCGCATTTACTTTTCTTGCATTTCCAATATTAGACGGCATTTTATTTTTAATGAATCAAGGTTTTATAGATTATGGTTCACCAACTGGTTACTTAAAGAGTATTTTATTTGGTGTGGGTATATTAGGATTTAAAAACATTTTTAATCATATTATAAAAAAATTAGGTGGTAAATTAGAAAAGCTGGATGAAACTAATTATCTGAATGAAGGTGTTGAATTTTATGATGAAACATTATTAATGGTCAATGATGTGATGTCTATAGTTAAAAGTACTATGACGGACAAAAATGAAAAAACATATTATTTACCAGAAGATTTAAGAAATGAAGAATTAATATATGATATAGAAAATTATATTTTTACAATAGAATTAACTATATCTAGAGATGAAACTATTGAGGATGAATTTAATATCGAAGCTTACTATGTTGGTGGTGAGGATACAATAGAAATATATCTAACAATAAACCCTTTATTCGAACCTGAAAGTTACGAACATATAGAAAATTATTTAGCTGAATATATAAGACATGAAATTAGACATGCTGAACAAGAAGTTATGGGTGTTAAACCAAAAAAAAGAGACAATAAGTTAAGTAGTTTAGAATATTATACTCAACCACATGAGATAGACGCTCAAACCTCTGGTTTAAATATTAGAAGAATAAAACAAAATCGTTCTTTTGAAGAGGTTGTTCGTAATTCTATAGAGAATAGTAAAAAAAGATATGGATTAAGTGATGAAGAAGGTGAAGAACTTTACGACATACTATTAAACGATATTATTGAAAGATATGGTAAAGAGTCTCTACAAGAAGTAAATTTATATGAACAAACAGAGCCTTCAAAAGAAATACCCAAAAAAATAGTTTTGGATAATGAAAAATATAAAATATATGTACCACTTAAAACATCAGACATATGTAATATACCAAACACCAAGTATTGTTATACAAACACAACCATAAAAAATCAAGCATCTAATGGAACACCTTATATAATTGAATTCAAAAAATCTGAAGCTAAAGATAATGACAATTTATTAGTTATAGATAGTGGGAAAATACCTTTTTTAAGAGAACCAAAATCAACTAAACTAGCTTACGATATTAATGGTTATCCAGTTAACATTTTAAAATCATTAAGTCAAGAAAAAGAACTTCAAGATTTTTTTCATTTAAATTATTCATTAAAAGATAGAATAAAATACAATGTTGATTTTGATGAATCCGATATGTTAAAAGGAAAAAACCATAGTAAATTAGGTGAACTTTTATATTACATTAATAATAATAAAAAAGATTCTAAGGAACTAATTGATTTTTTTGGTTCTTTTGATGAATTTAATTCGCGTTATCATAGTTGGGCTGATGAAAATGAAATAGAATTAGTACCTAATGGTATTAATGTTTTTCTAAGTGAAGATGATTTTAAATACAATGTCTTAGGTTTAAGTAATGACGATAACTATTATTATAATTTAATTATGGGTAATTACCATGATTCACCTTATGACGAATTACCTGATGATGAATTGGATTATGCATCTTGTTGGTTTAATAATGAACAACGAGTTAAATTAATTGAAATTATGAATGTGATGCAAGGTACTGATATTCCTTTGAACAGACCATGTCATCAGTTTAATGATGGTGAAATAAATGACTTTTTCAATTTATATTTTCCGAATGAATGGGATAGATATGGTTCTGATATGTTATATACTTTAGGTTACGGTATAGCTAAAAATAGAGTTGATAAATTAAAAAAAGAGTTTGATGATGAAGTAATTTTTGATTATGAAGAAGTTTCAAATGATGTGGTAATGATTCATATTGGATGGCAATCTTTACTTTACTTAGTCACAAATTATTTAGATGAAGATAGTACTTTAGATGATTTATTTAATCAACCGATTAGTGAAATTGGTTTTGGTTTAAGTGAAGCTTATTATGATGAATATGGTTGGGGTGAGGAAACTGAAAATGAGATACGTCAAACTATAGATAAGTTACTAGAAACTATCGATGAAAATGAAAATATATCTGATAGAAGAGAATTTGTAGATAAATTTACTAAATTTATCAAAGATGAAGGTTTTACCAAACCATCATACGGTAATTATATTTTTAGTAAAGAAACACCAATAGAAGGTAATGATGGTAAAAATTATAAAAGAACTATAGTAGTAGATAAATTAATTCCTTCTGAAGAAAAAATTGATTTTACAATAACTATTAGTGGACCTCTTAAATATGATAGAGAAAGTTATGTGTTACCTTTCGAAGATTTTGTTACGAAAGTTAAAAGTCTTTCTTTATTTGAAATTCCTCAGTAGTTCTCCCCATATTTTTTTTGTTTATAGGATGCCTTTTGTATTTCTTGTCTCCTTTCAACTGAAGGTTTGGTGTATTCTCTTCTATCCATACATTGTTTAATTAGTTGGGTTTGAATAACTTTTTTTCTCAGTTCTTTAATCGCTCTTTCTAAATTATTTTTTTTTACTTCTACTTTTAACATATATTTTTATTATTTTAACCAGTTATCTAATTCATTTTGTGTAGGTATATTTAAAATTTTTTCACATTTTTTACAAGTCCACATTGCTTTTGAAGTACTACCTTTATATTCAAAAATAAATTTAATGTGTTTGTCTTCATGTTCACATTCTTTTTGAATTTCTTCAATCTGTTTTACAATTTCTTCTTTTTGTGAAACCAAGTCTTGTACTTTTTTTATATTTTCCATTTTAAATTAATTTTTAAACATCGAACCCATCTTTACGTGCATATTTTTTCATTTCTACACTAACTTCTTCCCATAGATTATTTAATTCTTTTAAATATTTTTCTATAGATTTTTCATCTTTTTCAGACTGTGAGATTCTTAGTTTATCTATAACTTTTTCTATTTTTTTATTTAGTAGTTCTTGTGCCATTATGTAATTATTGAAAATCCTGAATTATGTAAACCATTTTTAATTTTATGTTTTGTAGCTAAATTACTAGCTAATATATTACGTTCTTCTTTATTTTTAGCTATTATACTTTCTAATGGGTGACCCGTAAAGTCAATTAAATTAATTAAATATTTTATTTTGTTATTTGATTCTTTAAATTTATGTGTAATTATTTTCATATTCTATTTTTATAGAAATATATGAAATTAAAAATTAATCGTAAATGTGTTCGTCAAAATATTCATTATAATAATCCAACACATCATCGTCTGGTGCATCAACATAGGGACAATTTACACCCACTTCTCTTCTGTAAATATTAATAAAATTACCACTATAGATATCTGTGTTATATAAAGCCATATCTATAAATAAATTATAAACTAAATTAGTGACATCATATATTTCAGCATCAACAGTTTTTTTTAAATTTTTATAAAAACTATCTACTTTTTCAACTGATGTCCTAGATACTGTGATATTATCTATAGGTTTACCAAACGCTTCTTCTATCTCATTGTTGTATTCTCTTATATATTCTTTATTAAGTGCAGTCTTATAAGCTTTTAAGTAACTTTTCTCTAAAAATTTAGTAAGTTGTTTTAGTTCATCCGCACAACCAAGAAGTACTGTGAAATTATATCTATCTGTATTAGTATCTAAGAAATAATTAAATCTATTAATGTCAACATAAAATTCATCTTCACCAATATTATCTTCTTCTACCCAATTTTCGAATTCTTCTCTAAAACAAGTTAAAGTTTCAAATTTTTCTAATACAGTTTTTACAAGTTTTTCATAATTTTTTTCTGATAATGAATCAACTAAATATTCTAAATCAGGTACCCACATATCATTCTCCCAATTATTCACTATTCCATCGTTAAAAACCATCTCTGCAATTTTTTTACAATTTTCCCCCATATAATACTTTTTTTCATCAAATAGTTCTACTTTGTCTTCATTAGTTAAAGTTAAATATATTCTACCTTCTTTAGTTATTTTTAGATTATCAACATCACCAATCATATCATTTAATACATACTTATATAAGATTGTCTTGTCTATTGATTTATTTAGAATATTCTTACTACCTAATGCATTGATAATATGATATCTATTACTTGGATATATCCAATTACGGTATATGTTATCTAAAAATTGTACACCTAAACCTAATTTTTCTAATTCTAGGTAAAGTGTATGTATGTCACCGAATAATTTTATATAATCACTAATTTCTTCATATCCCCTACTATTAATCATTTTAATAGCCCATTCGGGAATTGTTTTTTCCTCTATAATAGTGTTTATAGTTTTAATCAAGTTCATAACAATAAATAGATTAATATAAACAAAAAAGGAGGATTTACTCCTCCTTAATTAATTTTTCATTTTTGTCTAACTGTTCTTGAATTTTAGACCTAATCATTTTTTGCATGTCATCTAAAAACTTTTTAGGGTCTTTATCCTTTGACTTATTACTTTTACATCCACAACCCATAATTATTTAATGAATTTGTCAAACCTACCGTTTTTAACTTCATTAACTAAAAGTTCAAACTGTTCTTTAGTGAATGTGGTGAATCCTTCTTCCTTTCCACCAATAATAACATCATCACGGTCTAAATGAATGTCAACAGCTGGACATTTACAACTTCCTTTACCACATAATGTGATTTCTAATGAATTTTTTGTTTCTTTAATTGGTAATTCGTTCATAATTTATTTTTTTATTTAGTTATTTTATTATAATATATAAATATTACGACTTTTTTATTAATTGTAAATTAATGTCTATTAAAAGTATTTATAAATAAAACTAAATTGTGTTCTTAATTGAAAATATATTTTACCTGCAAGTATTTTTCATGTAATGGTATATAGTAAATTAAGTTAATGGTATATATATGTCTGAATTTTTTGATAAATATTTTGCTTGTAATGGTCCCTGTGAAGAAATTAATAGATTAATTTCAGCTCCAAACCCTTTTTCTGCTTTAACACAACAGGTTATAAATTGTTTACCAGAACCAGCACCATTTCCTTGTGAATTGATATCATACTGTCTAACGGGAATTAGTGGTTCGGATATCTATGTAACAGGATTCACATATAATAACGCTAATACATTTACATTATTTAGAAACGATGGAGTTGATTTATCAACCACCATAAATACAATGTCTGGTTTAACTGTCACTGGTAATACTTATTTACTTAACGTTACAGGTACATCATTTTATACAGATTATATTGATTTTAACAATAATTTATCACCATTACCTAGTGACTTAGAAGGTAGAATGTATTGGGACGAAGATAACGGTACAGTGACATTAGGAATGCACGGAGGACAAGTTCTCCAACAAATAGGTTTAGAACAATATTACTATGTAAAAAATCAAAGTGGTACCACAATAGAAAATGGTAAAGTTGTTAGAGCTGCAGGTACTTTAGGTGCTTCAGGTAGAATATTAGGTGAATATATGATTGCGGATGGTACTATACCAGCTAAATATACTTTAGGTATTACAACTGAAGATATTATTAATGGTGATGATGGGTATGTTACTGAATTTGGTTTAGTAAGGGGTATTGACACCACAGGAACATTATATGGTGAGAGTTGGAGTGGTGGTACGATTCTATATGTTTCACCAACAGTTCCAGGTGGTTTAACTAAAGAAGAACCACAAGCTCCCGATTTAAAAATAGAAATGGCAATTGTAATTGATGCCAAAAATAATGGTTCTATTTTTGTTAGACCTAACAGATATCCTTACATATATGATTTACAACAAGTAAATTATTCAGCAGGAACTGAAAATAATTTAGATATTCTACAATGGAATAGTTCTAACCTAACTTGGGATAAAACTAACACCCCTTCGTTCAATAGTTTAACTGTTAATGGTACGATATCCGCTACAACATTAGATGCTACATATATATTAAGTGGTGGTACTAATTTATCAACATTAATAGAAAGTACTGACCAATTGCAAATAGTCTTAAATTCACAGGTATTTAGTTAAAAAAGAAAAATATGGGAACAATTAGTAAAGAAATATTAAGTGGGAGTCTTCAGGGTAAGCCAATCCAAATCACAGCAACTGGTTCAACTGGAACTACTATTCATACAACATTAGCGTCATCAACCATAATAGATGAAGTGTGGTTATACGCTACAAATAGTTCTGCAAGTGATGTGGAATTGACAATTGAATATGGGGCAACTGGTTCACCATATGAAATATCAGCAGATATACCTACAAAATCAGGATTAAGTTTAATTTTAGCAGGAACAATATTAACTGGAGATGGTTCTACAGGTTCAACAATAACCTCATACGCAGCATCCCCCAATTCAGTTAATTTAATAGGTTATGTAAATAGAATAACACCATGAGTAATAATAAATTTGGTTTAAGAACGAGACTTGGTTTAATTAAAGAAATATCACAAGCAACCCAATCAGGTTCATCACCAGTATCTCCTAAAGGTGCAATGCCCATACAAAGTGGACAAATTACAAGTTATGCGACTAATGATGATGGTGACTTACAACGTGGTAGATTAATAGATTTTTTTACTTTACCCTATAATAACGGATTCAGTAATACAAATAGATTTACGGATGAATTAGGTACTCAAACATTTGCAAATAACATCGTAATAGATTGGTCTACTTGGGATGGTGGAACAGATGTATTAGGATATATTTTGAGTTTAAACAGTGATTCAAATAATACCACCCAAAATTGGGCAACGTGGATAAGTGGTCAACCTTATACTACTGATGGCTTTGGAGATTGGTATGTAGTAAATGTAGCCGAGTTAAATACTTTACTGAATTGGAGTTATACAACTGGTTTGAATGGGACCCCATTTAATAACCCAACTGGTGGAGCTGGAAACTTTTGGACATCAACAACATATGCAGGTAATACTCTTAATGCATTTTATAAAAACAGAAATAACTGGGAGATAAGACAAGCAGCTAAAACTACTTTACTCAATTCAATGTGGGTAAGAACATTTACTTGGAATGGTAGTTCATTAACTTAAAATAAATATAAAAATATGGCAACTTATAGATTCGAACAATTTAATTTAGATATAGTAAACCCAACTCTATTAGTAGATGAAGATACTATACACTTACAAGTATCTCAAAATACTATTAGTGTAAATATAGTATTAGAAACTCCTACAACTAGATTTGGTGTATTATTAGAAAATATTCCAGTTGAGAATTTAAACTATGAGGGATATGAAAATCTAATATCTAGAGTAAATGAAAGACTAAGAGATTTTGAAGTGGTTTAATAATAATTAAAGATGATAGTAATTTGTTCATATTTTAAATTAATTTAACCCTACCATAAATCCTTTTATGTTTTGGAAAATTTTATTTTCCTCATCTAACAAACCTGCTGTTTTTGCGACATCCTTATGATGTTCTTTCAAATAATTTTCATATAGTTCTTTTAATATACCTAAAATTTGTTTTCGAGTTAACACTGGGTCACCAAAATTACTAAAATTATCAATGGATGTCTCAGTTAATTTTAACATAAAACTTTCAAAGGTAACACCTGGTACTATAGACAACAATTCTTCTTTACTTTCTGGATTGTTATTAAAAAAATTTTGTATATTTTTACAATAAATTTCTACGTCTACATTCATTATTTTTAAATATTTTAAGTGTTAAAATAATAATACGTTATTTTATTTTAATTAACAACGATACGTAAAAAAAAATTACATAACTGCAGTTAATTCACCACTATCAATTTTTTCTTTTAATCTAGGACCTAATTCTACTTTTGGATTATTTCTAATATTCAATACTTGTAAATTATTTAAGTCAGCTATACTTTCTGGTAAACTTGTAAGTTCGGGATTATTAGGTATTGAAATAAAAGTTAAATTAGATAAATTACCTATTTCTTCTGGAATACTATTCAAAATACCTTCGATGTGTAAAATTTCTAAATTAGGGAAACTTAATATTTTTGGATGTAAGGGTTGAGATGCAACATCCATCCCATTAATTTTACCACTAACCTCAAAGTCAAATCTTTTTAAACTTTTTGGTAGTTTATCGAAAAATTCATCAAATCCATATAAACTAATAAATTTAGATACTTTATCGTTAGGATAACTTACTTTTACTTCGTCACCATAATCTTTATTTAAAAATTTTGCAAACTCATCTTTAAAAAATTCTCTTAATTCACTTAATTCTCCTCCCACAGATAACAGTTTTTGTAAGTCAACACTCCTATCGTCTACATCCATAAATTGATTTGATGGAAAATGGAATTGGTATTTTGGTCTTGGTTCACCTTCACCTTTTCCACCACTAGTTACAATATCATTCTTATCTCTAATCATATATAATGGCCCATCTTTGGAATATCTTTCATAGTAATTCCAATTAGATGAAGCTGTACACCATCTAGTTAAAGGTGCTCCAGCCATGTCACAACTAACTGCTTTTGTTTTAGGTACTACTACTTCCCATCTATCACCATCATAAAGGTAATCAACTTCCTCACGTTTTCTTTTTTCTTTTTGTTCTGCTTTCGTAGTAGTAGCTTTTTCTAAAGAAAAATCTTTAGTTAGGTCATATAGTTCATCTACTGAATTTATTTTATTAATATCTCTTTTTTGTAAATCAATTTGATTTTTAAATCTATCAAATTTAATTAAGTCTTCCGTAGTTTTATATAAATCTTCTAAAAATAAATCTTGTAACGCTTTTAATTTCTTTTGGTAATCTGAATTTTTATCTGAACTATAATCAAAATATTCTTGTGCTTTTTGTTGTAAACCTAACCACTGTTTTATAATCCATTGTGAATATTTACCAACCTTTTCTACGTTTAATTCATCTAAAACATTAGGGTCAATATTCTCATTATCACCTTCATATCTACTTAAAGGGTCAGCGATAACTAGTTTATCTAGTATTTCTTTGGGTATTTTAGGTGGTATAACTTTACCATTAGCTTTTTTCTTTGGTTTAGTATACCTATCCACTAAAACATCGTAACGTGACATTTCTTGTTCTAGTAACTCTCTTACTTCATTTAATAAATTTGTAAAACTCATTTTTAAATCTTTTATTTAATTATAAATATTCTATTTATATAATAAATATAAAAAAAGGGAGTTATAACTCCCTTTAGTTTAAAACAAATTACTTGTTTTACTCACACACAAGATTGTATCTTTTGATTAGTGTTTTAGAGACTTGGTGTTCATTACCTTCTTCACAAGTTAATAAAAAAGCTTTTTTGATTGCTTCATAACTACCTTTAAGATTAGATTCTACCAATTTTTTACCAATGTAAACTCTACCCTCACAACTGCCTTTTTTTGTGGTAGTACTAGAAAATCTTCTTTCAACGCTCCCACGTTTAACGACTTCTCTAATATCATATTTACCAATCTTACAAATGTGGTTTCCCATTTTTTCTTTTTTAGTAGCTCTCATTTAAATTTTATTTTTTATGGTTATTAATCTCTCTTACAAATATAACTATTACTTTTCGATAAAACAAAATATTTTATATTGTTTTTTTAATTTACCTACCAACATCTTTTAAATATTTTATTTTCATATTATCCCAAGATATTCCTATAGCGTCCCAATAAAATAATGTTTCTGGTTTTAATCTATTTTGTTTGTGTAAAGTTTCGTACCTCCTAACTGCTTTTTTCTTCCACCACTTTTCAGTATATGGAATATCTTCTTCAAACTTTAACTTTAATTTAAGTTCATCCTCACTTATTTCTCCTCTAAGAAACTCATTTCCATTTTCATACATCATAGCCAGATAAACACCTCTTTTAAATCCGTGGTCATAATCAGAAGCTTTAATACCACAATGTTTAAACACTTTATTTATGATATTTTGTTTTGGTCCTGTAGCTTTTATAGCTTTTTTATGTTCATCTGGATAATTTTCTTTTAACCATTGGTTCCAAGGTAAATAAACACTATCATCTGGTTTTAATCTTACTTTACCTGTAGTTTCACCCATAGTTTTAAAATGTGGTATCCCATTATACATTGAGTTTATACCATATAAAGAAGTTGTACCAACAGCTATTAATTTGTTACCATATTTACTTTCCCAAGATTCTCTAATCGTTTTACAAGTTGTTAAAGAGGCAACTAACTTTCCCATTAACATATTAAACCCACCTGGTTGTGTACTACATATTGTAGTTGCTATAGCAGTACAATTTAATTTACCTTGGTCAAATTTATTTACTTTATCCCAACCAATGTATTCATCTCTTACTTTTATACTAGTAACATCAGAACCTAAACATATTAATCCTAAGACTTTTTCTGTTTTTTTGTCTTTAACCCAAAATTTCATGTTTCTACCTGGATTTGCGACCCATTCCATAGTATGTATTAACTTTCTATAGTTAACCCATTCAGTAACACCTTTACCTTCAGTTGCCATAACAACATAAGGTTCTAAATCCATTATCTCTTTAATAGTTAGGTCTAAATCATTTATGTCTGTAGGCTCCCATAAATTATTTTTATAAGTTAATAATTTTTTTTTAATTTTTGACATCTTATCACCCTTATTCATTTCTTGCCACTTTTTATATAAGGTTTGTTCTTCGACTGTCATATCCTTCAACATATCAAGATTTTCAATTAATTTTTCTTTCATTAATTCAAAATCAAAAACTTCTTTTTCCTCACCAAATAAATTTAATTGTTCTTCCATTAAAATATACTTTCTACTAATTTTTTTAAATCCATAACTAATCTTATACTACCATACACTGCTAAAATTGTATACAAAACTATCACTAATTTAACTATTGTAGGCATATTTTCGTCTTCTAATTTTAAATTATTTAAATCATTTATTGGTTTCTTTTTACAACCACTACATTTCTTTTTTTCCATTAACTAAAATTTTTTTCTTTTTTTAACTCACCCAATAATTCTTTTTCTTTATCAGTTAATTTTTTAGGATTTATTGGATTTAAGAATACAAATAAATCACCTTTAAAACCTTGTGAGTCATAAAACCCTTTTTCTTTAACTCTTAGTGGTTTTTTAAAATCTGAATTTTCTGGTACGTTTATTTTTATCGGACCATCAAAATGGTTTACGACTATCTCTTTACCTAAACAAATATCTACAAAGTTAATGTCTTCAGTATAATGTAATTGTTCTGCTGCACGTTTAAACAATTTATGTGGTAATATTGTAATTTTTATTAATAAATCACCATCAATTCCTCCCCATACAGCATTTCCCTTACCTCTTAATTTCATTAATAATCCATCATCAATACCTCTAGGTATTTTAAATTTAACTTCTTCTTTTTTATGAAAACCACCACCTTCAAAACCATTACCACCACAACTACTACAAACAGTACTAATCATTTGTTTGAATGGACCTTGTTGTATCATTTGATTAATAGACCCATTACCTTGGCATGTTACACACATTTTATTATTGGTACTAACTCGGTTAAAACTAATAGTTTTTTCATTACCAAAATAAGAATCTTCTAGTGTTATATTTAAATTATAATTTAAATCCCTACCTCTTTTTGTCCTCGTAGTTGAACCAAATCCACCTCTTCCACCAAACATGTTACTAAACGCACTAAAAGGGTCGTAACCACCACCAAATAAATCTTCTAAGTTTATCCCACCATTATCATATTCCCTTCTTTTCTGTTCATCACTTAAAATACTGTAAGCTTCAGAAATTTCTTTAAATTTTTCTTCACCATCTGGATTTTTATCTGGATGATACTTTAATGAAAGTTTACGATAACTTTTTTTTATTTCTTCTTGTGTTGCCTCTTTACTTACACCTAATATTTCATAATAATTTTTCATATGAGTGGTACTAAATATCAAATAGTTTTATTTAACAACAAATCTAAAAAAAGAATTGTTGCAACTTCTAATGTCTTTGGTAATATTAATAAAAAATACAAAGAAATACATAAAAAATCAAATGTTATATTCCCATTAAAATATACCAATAAAATAGAATGTAAATTTGAATTAGCTTTAGTCTGTGTGGGTAAATGTAAAAACACCACAATTCATCGTAGGGATGAACTTGGTAGATTAACTAAGGTCACCATGAAAGATGAAAATTATCAGATAATTAAAATTCAACCTTTCGATATTGAAGAAAAAATATATGACCACCAATTGGAGAAACGTATAGAATTTATGGAATTGTATGAAAGATACTTAAACGTTAAAAATATTATTCAAATATTTTCATTAAACAATAAAATAGTAATACAAAATAATGATTTGTTTTACTTGTTTAGTTTAAAAAATGTTAGTGAATCTTCTAGATTTTTATCTTGTATAAAAAAATTCTTTATGGAAAATGGTAAGTATAATTATTTAATTAGTAGAGATTTATCTACAATACAAAGAAAAGAATTATATACATTGTTAGAAGGTAAAGGTTTCTCAAAAAAATTATTGTATAAACATTATACTTATTAATCGTTATCTTCTAATGTAAAGGTCACTTTAATCTCATTGATTTCAACATCAAAAGAGGGTGGGATATCTATAATTTCAGCTTCTTCACCCAATTTAATTCTTTCTACTTCTTTTAAAACTTTAACATATGTGTTAGTCGTTAAAGTAAAATTCATTTCAGCTTTTGTTGGTTGAAAAGGTAAGTTGTCAGAAAGATTTAGGAGAGACGCTAAATATCCCTCCATAATCTTAGGTTTGTTTTCTTCAGCCTTTTCTTTTAAATATCTTTCACTAAATTGTGGCATATTTAATTTTTGTTTATCAAATACAGGTAATTCTTTTTTAATTTTCTGTATTGTTTTATTTTTGTGGTTCAATATTTGGCTATCGTCATTTTTTATCTGTTTCTGTAACCACTGCAGACTCTTCGTTATGTTTCCCATCAGATTTTGTTTCTTTTAATTCAGGTAAGTCAACATATTCTTTATGGTTAAAGGTAATGCTTTTTAACTCTTCCAAATTTTTAGACATGAACAACCTTTCTAGTTCTTCTTTTTTCTGAATTAATAGTTTTTGTTTTTCTTCTTCATCTTGGTTTATTTTAATTATCTTTAAAACCTCACTTTCCAAAAAACTAACTTCATCTTTGGTATTTAAACAAAATAAAGATATTACGAAGCTTTCGTTAGAATTTTTATTAATTTTGATAGCTATCTTCTCTTTATCATATAAACCTTCATATCTCCAATTGTGTGGAAACATTAAATCCAAAATAAAGTATTTTTCGTGTGTACGTATACTATAAAAGCTTTTACCTAACTTTTGTATGTTTTCAAATAAATTCATTTAAAAAAATATATATGTAAAAAAATAAGATACCATAAAATAAATTATTATTTCATCCACAGCAATATCTTTATAATATCTCATTTTCATTTTTTTAGGTGGATTACTAAAAAGATTAAGTATAAATGTAGTTATATATCTTATTATTAATACTATAGATAATAAAAATAAAAACCCAGTTAACATTCCCATATTACTACTCTTTATTAGCTTCCAAAATTTGTTTTCTTAAATCTTGGCATAAAGTTTTGATTTCTTGAGATATTTTTCTTGCTCTGATACCAGCACTTTTGTTTTTATTTTCAAAAAATTTAGTGCTGTCTACTGACAAACTTTCTACTAATTCTTTAATTCTTGATAAAGTTTCCATTATATTTTAATTTTAATCTTATTAATATATACGATTTACGTATATGAAAAAAAAAATACTCATGGAATACTGATAAGTCAACTTTATTTGATGAGATTATTATCTAAAGTTTTGTATAAATCAGTATAAATGTCTAGTTCTGACTTAGTTTTTGGGTCGTTGATTATAAATAATGTACTAAAAAACTTATCTACTTTATCAATAATTAGTTCACTATCGTTGGTATAAAATGATTCTAAAAAGAAATTCCAAAAATATTCAAAATGACTTCCTTTATCGTTAAAGTTAATGTTTTCTTTTTTTAGGTCATTTATGACTTTTGTCCAGCACCAAGAAAAATGATTTTTAATTTCCTCATCTTTTATTATGTCAGAACCTAAATAAGTTTTATCTACCAAAACATAAAGTGATTTTATAAAATAAAAAAATAGTTCAGATTTTTCTTGTAAAATATCATTAGCTTTAAACCAAATATCTAAATCTTTTTTAGGTATAGGTTCACTAACATATCTATAAAATTCTATAGGTGAAAATTTTCTTTTATCTTCCATACCTATAAATATATGTTCTAACGTGTGTTTAATAAAGATTACTTTATTATTAAGACAAAAAAAATCCGATATTATATCGGATTTTTTATGTGAGTGAGATGTTTATCTTCTTCTTCTAAGTTCTTTTTTAACTTCTTCTAAAATAAAATTTTTCTGATTTTTATTTTTAATTCCTTCTTTTAAAACATTAGTGGTTAATTCATTTATAGCTTCAGCTACCATATAATTAGGGTTTTGTTTTCTGTCACCATACTTATTAGGTATCGCTTTAGCCCATTTATCACTACTTAATTTTCTATATTTTCTTTTAGTTTGTTTTTGAATTTTGTCACCCAATCTAGAAGGTACTACATTACCTACTTGTTGGTTTGTGGTATCCATACCAGTGTTATTTCCAGTTCTAGTAGACCCATTTATATAATCATTAACTTGGTCTTCGAATTGTTTATTAGGTTTGTTCTGATATTGTATATTATTTAATCCCATTCCTCTCCAATCTTCAATATATTCTTCTTGGTCAGTACTATTTCTATACATTGGTGAATTATAGTCTGTTCTTGAATTATTTTGGTGTGGGAATTCTGGTTTTGAATTATTTTTAAAATCTAAGTACTTTTGAATTTTATCTGAAACCAAATCCATAGCATAATCATTGGAAGCTTTAGAATCTTTTAAAGCTCTATTAGTGATTGTATAACCTGGAAAATTGTAAGTATCCTTAGCTTGTTCTTGGATACGTTTTTTCATTTTATTTTTAAATATCTCTCTTTCCACAATTGGTTTGAGTTCATTTTCAAAAATCTTTTGGATTTCTGGTCTTAGTTTTTTATTCACTTTAATTCTAGACATAATCTTACTATTTTATATTATATAAATATATCTTAATTTTCATTCATACTTAGGTTTGTTACCTTTAGTTGAATAAATTTGACCTATTGGTTTATTCATCTTTGTATTTCCAACTAATGATGTTATAGGGGACTGATAAAACCCTCTTCTAATCATTTCTTCAATTTCTTCTTTAGTATATTTTTTTTTATTTTTTTTGTAGGGTTCCATTTTTTTATCTTGATACTTTTTCATATCTCGTCTAAATATACTCTCCATTTCCTGTAACATTATACTTTTTAAATAATTTACAGATTTATTAGTTTTATTAGAAACCCTTTTTAATATTTCATTTAAACTTTTATCCTCATAAAATTCTAAAGCACTTGTACTACCTTGGTCACAGTATGGGAATTTTCTACATTTTTCTTTTACTCTAACATATTTTGCTCCAGGTCCACCATATCGTGGAAAATTTGGGTCTTGAACTGCTTTCCAATTTTTATAATCTTTTGCCCATATAGCTGGTTGTGAATAAGCTCCAACGTTAATTTCATCTAACTCTGATTCATTATTAAGTTGTTTACACATACCTTGTTGTGGTTCCCACCCCATAGGAGCTACGAAAGCTCCAGCTGAAGATGCACCAGTAACTTCATCAATTTCCTCGTCATTATCAAATTCCTCATTATTAAGTTGTCTGCACATGCCTTGTTGTGGTTCCCATCCCATGGGAGCTACGAAAGCTCCAGCTGAAGATGCACCAGTAACTTCATCAATTTCCTCATCTTTATTAAGTGCTTCATTCGCAACTCTCATTAATTCATTTCTAGCTTTTACAGCTTCAGCACCAGTACGAGGACCTAATTTCTGACTAACATCTGAAATCATACTTTCCATATTATTTTTATATTTTTTTAAAGCGTCCATATCTACTTAACATTTTTAATTTGGCTGTCCCAAAAATTTCTTCTTAACCAAAAAGTTTTATATAATTCTATGAGTACCTTAGTACTAACATCAACCACTTCTGAACGGTGAGTTTTGGATAAATTACTATTTTTCTTTTTTAATTCTTTTTCAACAACGTCCACAACATCTTTTTCAAAACTGGCTGACTTAAGAAAATCTTTAATTTCTTTTTTAGCTATTCTTTCTATTTCTTTTTTATCTGTTTTAGTGAGTGCCATTATGTGATATTATATAATATAAATACTACGAACATTCATATTATTCTATATATTATTGTACTAGATTTAGAACAACTGCACTAGTGGTGACTGTGATAGCTCCTAATAAAAAATGTAGGGCTGGTTTTTTATACCATTTTGGTCTTAACTCTTTATTTAAATCCACATAAAGATTTACCCTATCATTTAATAAATTAACATTTTGATTAAGGAAAGTTATATGTAAACTATCCTGTTCTTGTAATAATTTATAATTATTTATTTGAGATTCTAGTAATTCTATTTTTTGATTTTGTATTTTAATTGTTTGTTCTTGGAATTGCATTATTGAATCCAACTGAATTACTTCTTCTTCTGTAAAAGTGAAAAGACTATCTGTAGTTTCCTGTGCTTTTACACTAAAACTACAGATTGTTAAAAATATTATAAAAATAATTTTGTTAAAAAATAAATTTGTATTTATCATTTACCTAATCTTTTTTTAATGTCTTTAGTTGCTTCACTCCCACTTTTCTTTTTTACTTTTGGGTTTTCCCTAGAAACATTTTTTAATTTTTCTTTTGTTGAATCAATTTCTTTTTTTATATTTTCCTTTTTCTTTACTGTTTCTTCTATTTCTTTCTCTACTTCTTTAGTTTCGTTTTCGTTGTCTTTGATTTGTTTTTTTATTTTTTTGATGTCAAGATTAGATGTAGAATTTAATACCCAAAATAAACCAAGTAAAAAACCAATAGCCCCTAATATAAATTTCCAAGTTTTTTTTAAAAAAGTTATCATATTATTCAACTCCACTGTCCATTTCCACTTCATTGGAAAGGTTATCACCACCCAAACCTTCTCCAGTTTCTATATTGGTAGTTCTTCTATCTGATAATATTTTTGCCCATTTAGACTGAAAGGTTGCATAGTAATCTTTCACATCTTTTAATACCTCCATGAATTTATCATTAACTTTAATCATATTAGCATTACCTATGTAAGTACCCTCGACCTCAGCTATTGAATAATAAAACCTAACATCAAATTGTAATAAATCACCAGACCATTCCACATTTTCTTTATAAATGTTAAGTGGATGATATTGTGCCATATCACTAACTTCCTCATTAAATTGTTCCATAGTTTCTTGAAAAGCTGATTTTTCTTCTTCTGTTAACACTAAATCTTTTTCTGTAGCACCGTGAACAATTATTTTACCACCACTTACTGAATATTCTTTAGTTAATTCTTCTTCAACAGTTTTACGTTTAAATTCATCTGTCTCATCATCTTCAACTTCTATTTCATTTTCAACCTGTTCATTTAATGAACGAACAATATTTAACATGTTTTTCATGTCATCATATTTGTTATCTATAAATTGTTTATTTACAGTTTTTCTATTATAAATTGTTTTATTCATCTATATATGTTTTTAACTTTTCAAAATCAAATGAAGGACTAATGTCTGTCCAATATTCACTATAATTACTTCTAGCTGTTATACCAGAAAAACTAACTACACCGTCAATTTTAACATTATGTCCAACCATTTTAAGAGGTATATTATGTTTAGAACACAATTCTACTATTAATTTTGCACATGTTCTTAACTGTTTATCTGGATAAATAGACCAAAAGCTCTTATCTCTCCATCTTTTTTGATATACTTCTCCTTTATAAATATCACCAATCCAATTGACGTACTTATTATTTAATGTATTATATTTTAACCAACCTAAATTTTCTAAACATATTATAATAGAATTCCTATCAATTTCTTTTATTCCAAAAAAATCTGAATGGTAATTAGAATTAAAATTTTCAATTATTTTCCCATCTTTAGATATAGTATACGTAGGTATTTTATTATATTCACCATCTAATCTATATTTAAGACTATTATTAAAATACATTAATGGTCTAGATGTGTGACATAATATAATTTGAGTTTTATTATGTTTATCATCATAATGAAATAAGTTTTTTTTATTTTTTATCTTCGTCTCCAACTCTTTTACTATATTTTAATACTTTTTTAGGTTCATCAACTACTTTATTTGCATATAAATCTAAGGTTTCTTCTAATTTTTTCAAGTCTTCTTCAGTTGGTTTTATAGGTTGTGATAATTTTTCTTCTTTCCCAACTATTGTACTCAATTCTTTAATTACCTCTTCATCTATATAAGGTGGTGTAAAATCCAAATTTGTAGATTCATCTTTATCTATTTTATCTTCTTCAGATAATTTATGAACCATTTTCGTAAGTTTTTTTTCATTTGGTTCGTCATTTAAACTATCTTCTGATTTAGTTTTTTTAATTAATTGTGAGAATGCAAAATTTGCAGCAATAACCATAGCTATCGCAAGTGGGTCAAAAACAAAAATAATAAGTAATAAAAACCAATTAACTACTTTACTCATGGGATATCCACTTACTTCTGAAAGGTATTTTAAAGGACCCAACTCTCTTTGGTCTTCATTAGATATTTCTAAATTTAATATCTCTTGGTCAAGTTTAAGTAAAGTATCTTGTATTGACCCTAATTTATCATTTAATTTATCTCTATCTATAATGGCTTTCTCCAACTCTTTTTCTAATGTTTTTCTAGTTGAAGAAGAAGTGGTGGTAATTAATTGTCCAGAATTTTTATCTATATATTGAACTTGAGCTGGATTAGAAAGTGAAGACCTTAAATCAGAAATTGATGTGTTCAATTGTTCTTTTTCAATACTTAAATCTGTTTTTTCTTCTTCAAATCTAGTTTGTTTCAATTCTATTACTTTAAGTCCCTTATCTAATAATTCTGATTTAGTTGCAGTTTCTTGATAAGCACCAGATAAAAATCCGTATATCCCACCACTAGTGATAAGAATTAATACGAATACAGCTAATGACAAATATAAACGTAACCATTTGTTGATTGTTGACCAGTATTGGTATAATAGTGACGCTACTACTAATTTAGCAAACTCTAAAGAAGTAGCCATAACCATCACTTGATAACTAGCTCCAGCAAATAATTTACTTAATCCAAAGACTGAATAAAATGCAGCTGAAGCTGAAACACTAAGAGCTGAAAGTGCTATTAAAAATGGAAATATTCTTTTTTTCATAATTCATACTTTATATCATATAAATATAAATTACAAGATATAATCCAACAAACCACCACTTTCATTTCTTAATTTACGAAGTGCTTTTTCTTTAATTTGTCTAACTCTTTCTTTTGTTAAGTTAAAATCTTCACCAATGTCTGATAGAGTTCTTGGTGTACCACTTAATCCAAAATAATCAGCAATTATTGACATTTCTCTATCATCTAAAACATCCATTATTTTTTTAAGTTCAGTTTTTAACTGGTCTTCAGTGTTGAAAACTTCTTCTGGATTTTGAGCATCGTCATTTTCAATCACAGTTAAAAGTGTGTCACCTTCGTCATTTATTGGACTGTCTATATTAGTAGTATATGGTAAGTTTTGTAACTTACTTTCCATAACATATCCAACTTTCTCAGTCATTTTTTTAGCCTTTTGTACTTCTTGTACAATATTAGCTGGTAGACGAATTGTTCTAGCGTGTTCATTTAAACACTGAAATATTGATTGTTTAACCCACCATACAGCGTAAGAAATAAATCTATTACCCTTACTCCAATCAAAATTTCTAATCGCTTTTAATAACCCATGATTACCTTCAGCAATTAAGTCTGGTAAATCAACTCCTTGATTTTGGTAGTCTCTAGCTACACTTATAACAAATCTTAAGTTACCTAACATAAGTTCTTTTTCTATTTGTTCTTTTTGTTCGTTAGTTGGGTTATTTAACATTATCTCAGATAACATTTTTTCTCTGTTAACTGTCAAAACGTCAATTTTTCTAACATCTTTCAAGTAATGAGAAATTTCATCCTGATTAATATAAGGTCCTGTTTTTTTCATTTGTATATTTTAATAAAATTAATAATCAACTTGTATACCATTGTAATATCTATGACAAATTGTCATAAAAACTATCGTTTTTTACTTTGGTCATCTAAAAATTTTTTTTCTTCTTCCGTTATTGATTCAATACCTTTATCACTTATTTTATCTAGGATATCATCAACGTTATGCTCAATATTTTTTTTAGGATAATCTTCACTTAATAAAGAAAAATGTGGTTCTTCAAAAGGGTATTTTATATTTTCTGAGTTCAATTCTTTATCAAAAAATGAAGATAATATTTCACCTATATTTTTAAAATTATCTGATGTGTTTTTATTTTTACTTGAATCTTTTTTATTTTTTGATTTTAAATTCATTAGATGTTCTTTTAAAGTATCATCCAATTTAATTCTTAAATTTCTAGGTTTATTCATTAAAAAATAAGCGAAAATACTTTCATCTAAACTGCAATTTAAAATAAAATCTAACTCATCTAGTGTGTCAATACTCTGAAAATGACAAATCATTAAATTATCATGATGGATGTATCTTAATTTATCTCCACCTAATAAAATAGTTAACGAATTTATTAGGTCAGTTATTGTAACTTCATTATTATCATTATCTGTAAATTCACCAACCATGAATAAAAGATAATTTTTTTTATTTTTAGTCATACCTATATCTATTTGATTTAACAAATTTAATGATATTTATTTAAAAAAACAAAAATAAAATGAAAAAAAGAAGTAATTCTATAGAATATCAAAAATCATTACACACATCACCTGGTGTACACCCAGATGCTAACCGTGATGATTCTAAAAAAGAATGGGCTATAGGTGTTAAAAAAAATAAATTTACTAAAGACAGAATTTTTCCTACCAACACCCCAACAACAGACCCATCAAAAGGTTTACCAAAAGAAGGTATTGGTAAGGGCATCTACAGAATAAAGGCTGATAATCCTTCATTCGAAGGAAGTTATTGGTTTCATAGTGATAATTTTAATGATGATGAAACCAATAAAAGACCAATACACCCAGAACCCGATTATCTTAACCCAAATGATTTGCACACTGGTGATGATTATGTTGAAATTCATGGTGTTATTCACCCATCAGAAAGAATAGATTATAACATTAATAATAATACTGATAATGAGAATTATGATGAATTTGGGAACCCCTATCTTGATAAGAAAAATGCTAGTCATTTAATAGGTATTTCTAATATATCAACCAACTTAAATGTACAAGAATCTAAAATATCAAAAAATAACGATATTTATACTATTAAAGAACAATATAAACATATTTATAAAGAAAACAAAAAAAATATGAAACCAAATGTAAAAGAACAAATAAACAGAATCAATCAAATGATTATGTTTAAAGAAGGGATGTCATATAATGACGTTAAACTATTAACTGAAGAAAATATTGAAAGTGGTGACGGTGGTACTGTCACACTTGGTGCTGCTGGTGTTGCTGATGGTGGTGATATTGCAGCTGTTGATGGTGGTGATATTGCAGCTGTTAGTGTTGGTGATATTACAGCTAAAACTCTTGATGGTGAAACTGTTAGAGCTACTGTTGATGGTGGAACAACTGAAATGGTTAGTGGTCCAATACCTGCAGAAAAAGGAGACACACTTTATACATTTACTGATACAAAATTAGACGGAGACAGTGTTAATAATGTATACGATATGACTAAAGCACAATCGTTATCGTTAATGTATTCATCACAACCTCAATATGAAGGACAACAACCTATGTATCAAGTGCCAACACAAGATGGTAGTATTCAGTATTCATCAGAACCTCAATTTGAAGGACAACAACCTATGTATCAAGTAATGACACAAGTTCCTGTTTATGACCCTAACCTAGATTATACTGAAGAAGTAAGACAAACAATTCAACAGTATTCATCAGAACCTCAATTTGAAGGACAACAACCTGTGTATCCAGTAACGAATGAGTTTGGTAAAATTCAGTATTATAGTGATACTCCTCAATTTGAAGGACAACAACCTGTGTATCCAGTAATGTCATATGAACCTCTTCCTGACCCTTTAGAACCACCTACTAATCCTTATGATGGTTTGACTCTTGACCAAGCAAATTCTCAGTTATCCGAAAAGAAACTTACTTTACAAAAATATGAATCTGACGTTAAAAATTATGAAGAATTCTATGGGGTAGATTCAGAGGAAGTCAAGTCTACTAAATCTTTAATAAGTAAAGTGCAATCAGATATATCTTATTTAGAACAATTAATAGCTGAATTAGAAAAAGGAGACGGTGGTCCTGATGGTCCTGATGGTCCTGATGGTCCTGATGGTCCTGATGGTCCTGATGGTCCTGGTGGTGATGTTGTAAATTTAGAAGATGTAATAGATGACCCAATAACATTTAGTGTTGAAGAAGATGGTAAACCTGCAGCTATTTTCTTAGCAACACCTGAACAAGAACTAGAATTATACACTGGAGATGATAGTTTTTATGAATTTAAAGGTGGTGATGAAGAATTGAGTGTCATTGCTTTTAACGATAAAGCTTCACCTGTACCTATTTTAGGAATTAATAGTAAATATCAAGATGTTTTTGAGAAGGTTTTAGCGAACTCTGATATAGATGATTATAGTAAAGTTTCTTTTGAGAATAAAGAGTCCGAAATTAGAGGTCAAAAAATTAAAGGAGATGGTTTAAAATATACACTATATAGTATTAGTAATATACAAAACTTAAACCCAGAAAGTATAAATGGTATATTAAAAGGTATTAGTGATGGTAAAAAAGAAACTGCTAGAGTAACAAAATCATTTGTGAAAGGTGGTGCTAGTAAACGAGGTTCATATACCGCACCTTCTTACGGACCAACTTCTCTTGGTGCTAATTCATTAGCCTTTGGTACTGCTAAATCTGCTTACAATCCTTTCGGTGGTTCAGAAACTGGTAAATTTTCCGCTGGTAAAACAGCTAACCTTTCTAGAGGAGTTAGAGGCCAATTAAAAGATATGAGTAAAGCTGAATTACTTAACGTTATTAATCAATTAAGTGATAATCAAGAAAGTGATAATCAAGAAAAAGAAGAGTTAAATGAGTCTAGAAAATCAAACAAAAAAATGATTAGACTTACAGAAGCTGACTTGTACAAAATTGTAGATAGAGTTATTCGTGAAAAAAAAAAGTTCTAAAAGAATCTGACGGAAAAGGATGTGCTAATTCCAAACAAGGTTGTATTAGAAAAAGAAAAAATGGTTGGGTAATACTTAACAATAAGAAAGGTGGTGTATGGAGAGAATGTGATAGTCGTAATGACTGTGAAGAACAATTAAAAGCATTTCACGCTAATAAGTAAATTATAAATAACTTGAGTTTTTAATTTATTATTAGTAACATTTATATTAAAAAAAATGATGAGTAAAATTAGAATAACAGAAAACGATATTAAAAGAGCCTTAAGTAAAATAATTTACGAACAAGAGGAAGATAATATGGTAAACGAATATCCTTTGGATGATTCAAGTTTTGAACTATCAGATAGTGAATACGAAGATATAATGTCATATCGTGGACCATCTAGAGTTTTTAGAGGTTCAATATATTATGATAGTATTGTTCCCCAAACTGACGATAAAGAATATGATAGAAAATTAGCGATGGCTATTTTAGATTACGAAAGAAAAAAAATGAACAATAGAGAAACTTATGTTGGTGGTATTGGTTTTAAAAACCGTGGTAATCTAATTGAACCTTTCGACAATATGGACTTCTAACCAAACTAATTTAAAAATAAACTACCCACCATTACGGTGGGTTTTTTTATTTGCACTGAATGACATAATGAACTTCTCTACGAAAACCATTATACTGTTCATTAAAATTACCATACAATACACCATCAACCAAAGCTAACGCATGTCCCTTAACAATTATGAAGTAACGACCAATAGGATGTTGTTCCATAAAAGACTTAACAGTATAACCAGTCTCTTTCTTATACTTAGGATTTACCAACTTATTACGTCTACCAAAGGCATATTTTGGGTGAAAACCCATTAAAGTCATTTTATACCCATTCTTCTGACGATTTAAGACGTTAGTCATATATAACCTAGTTAGGACACCTTTACCGTTAACTCTTTTGAATTTATCCGCAACGAACTTATGTGCTTTATCATAAGGAAGGTCTAATGCCATCATAAATGCTCTAACAACACAATCATTGGTCTCTCTCTTTGCAATCTCACTCTGAGACTCAGAGATAACATTTGAATCACCGAAGAACTGGTCTTTAATTTTTTTACGTGTGATAGTACGTCCATAAAAATTAATTTCAGTTGTAGTTTCGATGATGTTGTGTTTTTTTGCCATATCTTTCATTTACTTTTCAGTAATACAAAGATAAGTAAAAACATAAATTTTACAAAATTTTAGATAAATTATTTTCTTTTTTAACCGTAATAGTTTGGTCACACCATTCTTTAACTAATGGATTATGTGATATAACAAAAATACGTTCAAAGTAATCTTTTATCTTAGTAAAAAATCTACCAACCAATTCTAAATTCTCATCACTAACTTTTCCAAAAGCTTCATCAAAACAAACTATGTTTGGTTTCGGTAAAGCACATACTTTCGATAATACTGAACGTAAAGCTAAAGAAGCTATTGTTTTTTCATAACCACTACCTGTCGACATTAATTTTTCTATCCCAGTACCATTATCTATCATCCAAAATTCTAGTTCATTTTTATCGTTAATTCTTAGTTGTAAAGTAAATTCACAACTATCAGAAAGTAATCTATTTAATTCACTATTCAAATATGGTATGGTATTTTTTAATATAATTTTAGATATACCATTTTTACCATAAGCTATCAAATAAGCCTTGAATATTTTATCTACTTCTTCTTCTTTTTTTATTTCAACGATTTTATTTTCTTTATCTATAATTTCTTGTTGTTTTTGTTTTATGTTTGATAAATTCTGAGTTATATTATTTTTGAGTTGGTCTCTTTCTGCTGTCAAAGTTTCAATTAAAGTTCTAGCTGAAATCAATTTTTTCTCAATTTCCATATTTTCCTCTAATTTATTTTTATTAGAATGCCAATCATTTAATAAAACAGTTTTTTCTTTTAGTGTAATTTCATTTTCTTTAATGTCCAACTCTACTTTTATCTTTCTTAACGATTCTTTTTCGTAAACCTCCCAAGAATTTTTTATTGTATCATATTGAGATATTGTAGTTTCATTTTCATTTAATTTAATCTCAATATTATTTAGTTCAGATTCTGTTGAATCTAATTTAACTTTGTTAATCTTTATTTCTTCAGTATGGTCGACATCCTTTAATGGTTGTTTACACATAGAACATATCTCACCATCTTCTAAGTTTTTAATCAGTTTAGTTAAATTTTTAATTTCAGTATTGTATTCTAATTGTTCTTTAATTAAATTTTTATTTTCAATTAAAAGAACTTTGTGTTCTGATTCTTGATATTCTGAACTTGGTTTAACCAATTCAATTGAATTTAATTTAGTTTTTAAAATAGAACCTTCTGTTTTAACTTTATCAATGTCTTCTTGTAAATTCTGTGGATTAACTTTAACTAAATCTGGGTTAATATCATTATGTTTTGATGATATTAATTTTTCTTTATATTCTATTCCAGCTTTATTTCTATTTTCTAATGATATTATCTCTAACTCAGCTTTTTTATTTGTTTCTTTTAATTCACTAATTTCTTCTTTAAGTGTAGAAATTTTATTAGTTAAATCATTTATGTTATAATGGTTAGATATAATCTTTTTACTCCACTGTGAATAAATTTCTTTACAGTTTTCTTCTTTCTTTTTTAACTTTTCTAAACCTATAAATCTAGTCAATATTTGACCTCTTTGTGTTGGTTTCGCTTCTAATAAATTTTCTAAATTATTTGCTGTAGTTAAAATTGTTAGTAAGAAATCATCCATAGTTCCTATGGAATTTTTAAGAAATTCTTCAGTTTCTCTTCTTTGTTCACCTTGCAGATTTTGTAATGAACCATCACTTAATCTTTTACTTAAATTTAATTCTGTTTTTACTGACCAATCACCTTTTTTAGTTAATCTTCTAATAATACCTCTTTCAATTATAAAACTATCACCATCTATTTCTACTTCACCACAAACCAAAACTCTATTCTTGTTTGTGAATCTATTAAACACTTCAATAGCTTTAGAAGATTTGGTTGTTAGATTAAAAAATAAAAATAATAGTAAATCTACAGTCAAAGTAGTTTTACCTCCAAAATTAGGTGGATTAGAATCAATAGCTGTTATCCCTGGATACTTAGTAAAATCTATTTTGTTGTCTTCACCAAAAGATAAAAAATTACTAAATTCAATCCATTTAACAAACCATTTTTTGTTAGAAGTATTTTCTTCTTCTTTGATGTTTTCCTCAACTCTATTATCTAATCTAACAAACTTATCCCAATCAACGTTAACATTTTGGTCTTTTAAAAAATCTTTTACTATTTTTTTCTGATATTCCTTGTCTATGATGTTTTCCGTGACTTCTTGGGGACTATTAGGCGAGTTTATACCATTCACCTTAGTTATAACATTTACCCTCTCAGAATTGTATTTTTTCTTAAAATAACTTTTTAACCTTTTTATTTTTTCTTGGGTAAAGTTTTCTGGTGTATCCTCCCAAGTTACTTTTATAAAAGGATTTTTTAAATTATCTTTATTCAACATATTTAATCTTCTTTTACTGGTCTATTTTGTTCAAACCATTCGATTATAGCATTTATTCCCCAAACACCACCACTAGCTAACATCCCATCAAAAAAAATGTTACTATAAGGTAATAATAAACCAAGTTCATTCGTAGGTGACCAAACCACTAACGAAAAGAAAAATCCTACCCATGTAGATGTACACATCATACACCCTAATAGGTCACCAAAAAATTTAGATTTTTTACCAATCCATTCACGTTGTTTATCAAAAATACTACCATAAACTAATATTTGTGACATACCATAAGCTGCTATTAACCAAACTAATACTTCCATAATTTTAATCTTTATATAAATCGTCATTTAATCTCGAAGATTTCAAATGTGTCGCCTTACTACCACTAAACCTACTAAAATGGTTTAACACATCTTCATATTCTTCTATTTTATCTTTTAAGGTTTTTATTTCATTTTGTAAAGAAGTTATTTTAGTTTTATCCTCTTTAATTACTTCTTTTGGACTTTCTTTAATAATACCTTCCAAAGTTTTAATTTTGCCTTTTAACAACAAGTTGTTATTTTGTGCCTTTACAATTTCTTTGTTTTTTATATCAATGTCTTTTTCCAACTGTCTCTTTTTTTGAGACAGTTCATTTATTTCGATATCATCCGTAACATAAACTTCTTTTTCAATTATTTTTTCTACTGGAACTTCTTTAATTACATTAACTATTTTTTCTACAGGTACCTCTTTAATAACTTCCACAATTTTTTCTACTTCCTTTATCACTTCTTTTTCTACTACTTCCTTACCTGCCTTTATTGGTGTTATTCCAAATTTTTCAATAGCGAAGCCACCTTTTAAACAATTCATAATAAATGAATCTATATCTTCTATTTTGTTTAACTCACAAAACATTTTGATTTCATTATCCAATGTTTTTGGTAAATTAAAAATTTGTGAGTTCTTCTTTTCCATTTTCAATATCTGTAATATCTTTTATTTTAAAATTTAAATAAGGTGAATTATTTTCAACCTCAATAAAATCATACTTATCTTCTTCAACATAATAAACACCATAACCATGTTTACGAACATTTTCCCCAAAGTTTTGTTGTACGAGTGAACCGACCATATAAGCTTTTTTACCATTAGGTATGTTTAAAACTTGATGTTTATGTATGTCACCTGCCAAAACTAAATCACAACCAACAAATTCATTGGTGTTATAACCATCGTCAAAAGCAAACCCCATATCAGTAACTAACCCTTGAATAGGTCCGTGAAATAAACCAACATTTAATTTATTATTGTCTGGTGTGAAATCTGGTCTTTTATTATGATTCATTAAAGAATATACAATCCAATTTATATTCTCATCTTCAACAACACCTGGATTTTTAAAATACATTATATTTTCATTATCCATCGTATCTATTATTGGTGTTAAAGCATCTACCCTATCCAAGTTATTTTCTAAAAAATCATGATTGCCAATTAATACTATTGTTGGACAAATTTTAGCACAATTTGAAAGTGTCCACGTAACCATGTGTATTAATTCTGGAGTCATTTGATTTTTTGAATGTACCAAATCACCAGTAAAAACTATCCTATCTGGTTTTATCTCTGACCATTCTTTAAAACACCCACTTAATATATCTTTATACTGTTGGTGGTCTTTATATAATTTAATATGTAAATCTGAAAAATGTATTAACTTATTTATCATAATGTTTTTTTAAATTCTTGTAATAAATTTATTACTTCTTCTCTATAATCTCTACACTTAATAGGTTCATATTTATCATTTTTTTCATTAAACCAAACAATATATGAATCACCCAATTTTAAATTTGTATTTTTTTCTATAAGATACTTATATAAAGATAATTGTAATGAATATGTATTATATTCACAAATGTCTAAATGTTCTAGAGGATACTGAAACTGCTGCCATTTATTATTTCTTTTAATTTCTTTATTAGTCTTCCAATCCCAAATTTGTAACTCATCAACTTTATTATTCCAAAATAATTGGTCGACCATCCCACATACTTCCAATTCTTCATCACCAACAATTACCTCAGATTTAATTGGGATTAATTTACCGTAGGAATCATCATAAAACTTATGAAATAAATTTTTTAGTTTATCAAAATCTTTTTTAACATCCTCTTCACCTTCACCCAACATTTTTTTAATTCTTGTATTATCATATGGAAATACTTTGTTATTCAAATAATTTTCAGCATATTCGTGAAATAAAGTTCCTTTTTCACAAGAATAATCTGATTTATATTTCCATTCAGCTAATACTTCTTCTTTGGTTATTCCTCTGTCCTTAGCTTTTTTTTCTGACCAATAATCAGTATCAAATTTTTGTTTAAATGTACCTATAACTTTTGTTACAGAATTCATTTCCTTACCATCTATATAATATTTGTGTGGTTCATCCCAATATTTTATGTTATTAAAAACACTTAATTCTACGCTTATATCCATTATTTATGTAATTCTAATATTTGTTCTGGTTTTATTTCTCCATTTAAATCAGCAATGTCTTTGTTGTTTGGTAATTTCACTAATTTAACTCTTCCTCTCAATTTACCACCATTTATTTTTTCATATAACTTAACAGCATCATCCCAAGCATCACCATCTAAACAAATTATAATATTTGACTTAGAGTTTTCATATAACTTTTGCCATAAATTATCTGATATAACTTTACCTAACAATGGTATTGAATTTTCAACAAAAAACATATCAAATACACCCTCAACCAAATAAATGTCAGATTCCCAATCAATGTGTTGTTCATTGAATATTATGTTACTTTTTTCTTGTTGTGGATTTTTGTATTTTAATTTTGTGTTGATATAACTCCTAGCTACAAAAAACTGTAATTCATTATTTTTATTATAAGATGGCACAATTATTCTAAATTTATATTCACCTTGAGTGGTAAAACCTATCTTATATTTATCAATAATCTCTTTTGTGATATTTCTCTTTTTTAAATAATTCCAAACTTGTTTTGCTGTTAAATCGTGTTCAGAAACTTCCGTAAGTTTTGTATAACCTATAGGTAACTTTAAATTTTCATTATATTTGTTTTTGGAATATTCTAAATCTTCTGGATAAAGTAATTGATAATCTCTTATATGGGTTTTATTACCCCACTTTTTAATAAGATTACCAATTCTCCCTTTGGTGTAGTTGGTTTCTGAACAAGCCCAACATTTGTAAACACCCATCTTATAATTTATCTCTAAATTACCTTTACCATCTCCATGGTCCAAACCTTTTAAGTCATAAGAACAAACAGGACAATCAAAGGATATTTGTCCATTGTGTGGGTTATGTTTCTTAACCTCTCCAAATATATCTTCAAGTATTTCAATTATAAGAGTAAAGTCATCCATCTGTTAATTATAACATTTACAAATGAAATGTCAATTACCAGATTTTGTTTTTATGCATATAACCTTTAACACATGTGTATGCGTCAGACATATCATAACACTCTTTTTTAAGATTACCAGTCCTAGCGTACGGCCAAACTATTTGTGGTTCTTGTTTTTTAACTAATTCCCATACTATATGTTTTTTATCACATCCTTTTGGATAACCTCCAAATAATACTTTTTTACCTTTATCATTAAGAGAATATAATGATGGGTGTGCAAACTTTCTGGAATCATAGGTGGAAATTAAATTAGGTGTGACACCTAATATATCGTAGACTGTTTTAACAACCATTGTATTATATCTAAGTAATGTACCTACAGTATAAACATTATTAGAATTTAATAAGGGTTCCTCTATAATAACTTTAATTATATTATAGTCTTTTACTTCTTTTAGTTTCTCTTCAAAAGCTACTGATTTTTTAAGTAACTCTTCTATCTTATCTTCTGGTCTTGGATTAACTCTAGGTGAGAAATGTGTTAACTCTAAAAGATTTTTAGATTCCATTCCAAACAAAGCCCAACCAATTGTCTTGGTTGATATATCCAGCCCCAGTATTTTGGGTTCTTTTTTTAGTGTCATTTAAAATCTAAATTTCAAATTAAAGAAAGTAGGATTGTTATAATACTTTTCTATTGGTTTATCGGGTTTAGCTATCGCTAACATATCCCCATTAGTATCATACAACCCAACTTCACTAATGTAAACTGGTTTGTTAACAGAAAATAATTCATATTCCCCATCAGCATTTACTGTTGGGTTCAAATCCGCAGCTGTTGGATTTTTAGTTGCTCCAAATTCTCCAGACCCCGCTTCACATAAAACATTTAATACCCATTGTTTTTCAAAACTAAAATAAGTAACTGAAGAATCTGCTGTAAAACTAACTTGAGTTAAACCACTATATGTATACCCTGTACCAGCAGTTGATGCTGACCAGTTAATACTTTGTGTTGCAGCTGAATCAGTAATAACAATAAATCCTTTATCTAAATAACATATTCCAATTGGTTGGTCTAAACCTATAGTTGCTCCAGATGAACTAAGTGCTACTTTTTTGTCTTGAGCAAAACTAAAAAACGTAGTAGCGTCTGGATATCCAGCTGGTGGAGATGATGTAGTATACCCATCTGCCCAACTTCCTCCTCCTGCTGGTGCACGAAATTTATCAGAAAATAAAAAAGCTACATTAGTACTAGGAGTTTCAACATCTGGATTAGGATACCCTAAATTTAATGCTGATGTATGTCCGAAATATTCAGCTTCTTGACTAGGGTCACTAGATGCATCATAAGCTAAATAATAAGAACTATAACAATCAAATGTACCACCAGTAATGTAAGGTAAAGTTAATTTAATTGTTCTTCCATCTATAAGTTCACCATAACTATCTTTAGGTATTTCTATAACCACAACATTATCATCATTCTCAATATTTTCTAAAGCGTTAGAACTCCATTCTATATCCCAAGAATTAACAATAAAGTTAGCTGCTGGTAAATTAAATGAAGAGTATAGATTAGAGAAAGGTCTACCATTATTTGGGTCTCTCTGAGCGACAGTAAATTTTAAATCACTCCCATTTACTTCATTATATCCATTTACTGAAAATGAATTACCAAAAGGTACTATTTCACTATCTACTGTTTTACTTGATACTGGTTTAAAATCCATTTTTATATATTTTTTTAATCTTTTATATTAATTAACCCTATTATGTAGTGGTTATTGGTCTTGGTCTACCATTAGTTGTTGTATTTCTTCTTAATGGCATTAATGTTTGACCATCTGATGATAAAGTTAAAAATTGTGCCCCTTGAAAATCTAACTTAATTACTAATCTTGGGTCAGTAATACCGTTTAAATTACTTTGGTATTTAACTGCTGGTGTATAAGCGAGTAAATTAACTCCACCATTAACTTCATCACCTTTTTGATTTTCTACCGAAATAAATAAAGTTTTCACATGGTTAGCAGCTTCTACTTCACCAATAGTGTGTACATTATTTCCACTTATGGTCCCTTCTGAACTATTTGATGCGTCACTATAACTAGTACCAGCACCATACTGTAATGGAGTAACCCCATTTGGTGTATTCCCAAATTGACCTATAAAATTATCTATTATTGTTTTAATTGTTGCCATTTTTATGTTATTGAACTACTATTAAATATAGCGTAACCACCAGTGGTAGTAGAAGCTAATGGGTTTATTGTGTAATCTAAAACAGAAGCACCTGCTCCAAAGAATTTATTTTGTGTTTTAGTAGAATCCCAAACTAATATCTGAGCAGGAGATGTAGCTGTTGGTTGTAAATATGTAAAATTCTCAAATAATGCTTTTAAACTAAAATTAACATTTACCACTAACACAGCTGCCGCAACCTCTGGTCTATCACTATTAGTTATTTCAAATTTAAATGGAATGTTATATTCTTTTTGTAAACCAGTTCCACTCGTAGTGATAAAATTGCTAGTTGTTGGGTCTACAGTTAAAGCTTCAAAGAAATCTATGGTGTGTTCTATCAATAATGACAATCCAGTTTTTGGTTCTCTTAATTCACCAAAAGGTTTACTAGGTGAGAATATTTTATCATAAGTTCTAGCTTCATTTTTTATTGTGTACATCGCAGTACCAGATAAAAACTTACTTAAAGTACTTATTGGTGCTGTGTTATCGGTTAAATTTCTACCTACAGCTGTACCAGATTCAGACTTAAAGTTTGTTGTATTATTACTATTAATTTGATTAGTTTGAAGTGGGAAATAAGCGTTTGTATTTGGGTCTCTTGGTAATACTATTCTACCCATAGGCACTAATGTATTTAAAGAACGACCTTTACCTTGTATAAACCTACTATTAAAACTAGGATTTTGTACATCAAATATGTTATACATACCACCAACTTCATTGTAAAAACCATATGAAGGATAATAAGTTACATTTTCAATCAACTGTCCAAACATATAACCATAATCCATATAAGTACCTAAACTTAATGTCATCTCACCAGAACCAACAAAAGCCTGATTTTTAATATTCTTAAATGTGTTATTAGTTAAAGCAAATGGTGAATATATTGTTGTAGCCTTTCTTCTTAATCCTCTTTGAGCACCTTTTTCTGTAACTTCTTGATTCTGTGAAGTAACATAAGCTCCTCCAAAAAATATAGGAAATAATCTAGAAGTTTCACCAACTAATTTAATTTCATTATTTGATGGATTATATGAATTTTTTTCTTGGGTAAAGAATTTATCACTTATTTTTAATCCAATTCCTCTACCTTTATTTTCCATAGCGTCAAATAAACCACCAATGTTTAAAGACCAAGCTTTACCAGAAGGTTGGAATATAGTATCAAAATAACCAGTGAAATCAGTTTTAGTTAAATTGCTCCAATTGTGACTTCCTATTTCTGAAAAAGCAGCAACTCGTAAAGCTGTAAACCAATCGTGTAAATATAAGTTAGTTGTAACTCTACTTCCCCATACTGGTGTATTAGTGTCTGGGTCAATATAACTAATCATCATTTTAGACATTAGTTGTTGGTTACTTAATGAAGTACCCCCTTCAACATAAGTTATTTTATTTCTTATTTCGTAACCATCATTAACACCAAAAATACAATTATTATGATTTCCAGTTACATCTGGGACATATCCAGAATCTAAATTTAGATAGTTTCGATAATCTTTATCAGTATCCCCTAAAGCAAATTTAACTATTTTGTCAGCTAAACTTCCTTGTAAAAGAAATTGTCTACCCTTTTCAGTCATGTGAAGGTCTAAATACTGTGTAGTTGCACTTGTTATATATCCCATTTTATTGTTTCTTATTATATAATTATCTTAATTTTTATTTCTTGAATGTAAATCTTTATGACTTAACATTTAATTTGTATCCATATTTATTACCAATCACACTAAATCTTTTAGTTTTTTTAAGTAATTTACTTTTATATGTGTATACCATAGTTACACAGAATTCATGTTTGATAATTGGGTCTTCATTAGCATTATCTACACTCGTATAATCTTCTTTTTCAGCTTGATTCCAATATCCTTTTAAATAAGCTATATTAATACCGGTTCTATTCATCTTATTAGAATTAATCGTAGACAACGAAGGACTAATACAAGCTTTTGTTTCTTTAGGGTTCAACCTTGATTTTTTATAACCAGAACTAATAAACCAATAGAACTTTGAACCATCCCCTTCTTGTATTAAATGGTCACCATAACGAGAAGTACTTTCAAACTCAACATCCCAATTCAATATATCTTTTTCATAATATTGTTTTAAATTTATATTAAAATCTATACTATAATATGAACTATAATTGTATACTTTAGAACTAGTATTAAGTGGTGGTCTATTAATCCCTATTCCACTATCAACATCATTTAACCCACTTCTAAAATTAGTATAAGATTTAGGTTGATATAAGTCTGTAATTATTGGTATGGTTGGTCCTATTGCTATACCAGACTGACCTATAACTTGTCTTCCACCACCGTCACCAGCACCACTAGATACTCTTGGTATTGGTCCACATATTCCTGTGGTTATTGGATTTTGAGGGGTGCCACCACCACCAGAACCACCAGGACTTCCATCACCACCAGAACCTCCCTCACAACATTCTTCACTTATTGTACCATTTGGACATGGACATCCACTATCTATAACTTCTACAGGTCCTCTTTTATTTATAAAAACAGCTGGTAAGCATTGACATTCAGTACATCCCGTGGTCGTACCTGTAGTTACACCTGTAATAACATAACAAGTTAATACTTTATTTCCCCTACTACCTCTAACATCTGGCATATCATACCAACAAGTACCAGAAAGTGGTGCACATTCTCCACTTTCACAAGAATTACATGGGTTATTTGGTGGTAATCCATCAATATTATTAGTTAACCCTTGTGTCGTTCCAAAAGGTAATAAGCTACCGTCTGGGTTAGGTGATATTCCATTTACCCATGTATCACTAGTTCTCCTATAATCATAATCAGCATCATCCAAACTAAATCTACTAATTAAATCCTGTAATCCTAGCCCATTTTCCTTTAACATTAATTCCTTACCTTTATCGGTAAGAAATAATTCAAGAGTATTTACTTTATATAGATTTCCTAAAAACCCCATTAATTATATGTTTTAAAAATCTATTTTTATCTGGAATGTCTGAGCACCAGTTCTTAAAACTGGACTTTTAAGTTTAGCTATTCCCATTAAATCATTTGTGTTATCATATAAACCTATTTCTGTTAACCTAACTAACTTATTAACGTCCCAACTTGGGTTAAGTGACGTGGTAAATTGTGCTGGTGCTAGTGTGATTCCGTATCTCATTTCGTAAATGGTTGCCATAATATCACTTTCCAAATTACCATAAAAGAAATATTCATCACCAAATTGTAATGAGTTAGGTTCTTGACCATTATTTAGTGGTATATTAATATAATCATGTAAGTTATATGTAGATGCACTTAATAAAGTATCACAAGTCAAATAGAATATTGTTGAAGTTAGTCCAGTTGCTTTTATTGGTGTTCCAACTGTATGACCATTTATTTTATCTGTCATTTCTATTTTAGACCACAATGCTGGGTCTGGTGCAGCACCTAAAGCTGTTTTCTGATAAATAATATGGAACTTATCCACTTGTATACCAGAACCAGAATAAGGTAAACATAATGTATTGTTGTATTCTCTTATATATGGGAATTCACCACCAAACTGTATAGAAACATCTTTAGCTCCACTAGTCGTATCACCAATAATATATGGATAATAATTACAATGCATTCCAGTTGTATAACCAGAAGTACTCTCTAATATATAACTTACCCAAACTTGTTCACTATTAGGTATAGAAACACCACCACCACTACTAAAGAATCCACCAGTACACGTAGGTGGTGTAACACAAACTGAAGTATTTTCAGGTATCAACTCTAATTTAGGCATCGGTAGTGTCCAATTTCTATTAGATTTATAACTCATAGCTGCTACAAGTTCTTGGTCATCAATTGTTATCATATGTAAATCTGGAAATACTTTACCTACCCTATTAGGTACTGAAGTTCTACCTGATGTTGATGCTAAATTATCATCCCATAAGTGATAATATCTAATACCTGGTTCATTCATATCTGGATTAACAGTAGATGATATATATTGTACTTGAGCTACATTTTCATAACCTGGAGGTTTTACATAGAAAGTTTGTCCTATTGTACATTCATCACCGAAACCAGTACCAGTTCCAGAACCACTATTACCACCTTTCTTTTTATGCCACATTAATGTAGGCATGTGAATTTTAAAATTTTGCATTTCACCAACACCATTCGCTCCACCTTCACCAGTTCTCATTAAAGCAAATTTTTCACCATAAAAATTAGATATGGTTTCATTAGTGTAATGAAGTATAGATATACATCTTTGGTCTTCTGGTACAATAGTTCTAATATTACCAAAAGAATCTCTAACATATGTTCCAGAAAATTGTGGTGAATAACCTAATAATGGTATAGAACCATAATAATCTGACATATTTGTGCTATCAAACTGACCTTCATAGTTATTATAACCTAAATATTCTTTAGTTCCACAATAACCACTAGAACCATAACCATTAACATCTTCATAAATTGTATTATTTACACCAGCTACAGTACCCCAATTTAAATTATTGTTGTAATATTGTGTCCAGTTAATATTCATGTTCCAAACATTAACATCCTTAACTGAAATATCACAATTATTATCAAAGGATAGTGAACCTGGTGACCAATAAGGTACAGGTGTGTCTGCACCATAGAAATTCAACATATCACCTTTAGGATATACAATAACTTTAGCACACAAACCAGTATCTGAATACATAGAAAAATTACCGATATTTCTATCAAGATGTACTAAAATTTCAGTCTCTGTATTAGCTGATGTAACTACAGTACCACCAGTAGTATCTGTAGTTGCAGATATAACATTATAAAATAAATAAGGAACTGGATTACTTTGTGGTATATTTAAAAAGTTTTGATTACAATCAGCTACAGTATCTTGATATGGTCCAAAATATTGTACCATTATCAAATCTCCAATAGTTGGTGTGTAATTTATCGAATTACATCCACCGCTATATAATAATATAGTGCTGGTACCAGTTAAACCACTAAACGGTGCACACCAATTAGAACTATAAGTGTACTCTGAATTAGTTATAGCTGAATACGAGGTTGAAGTACTCCCCGAAAAGAATCCTCTAGGTCTTGCGGTATTGAAAACAGTGTTCTCTGTTGGTTGTGGTTGTAATATACCGTAAGTTTGTGCTGAACTAACATCCGATAACGGAATCGGATATTTAACATTCATTTTATTTAATTCATAAGAAACATTGGAAATATTTTGAGCATTCCATTTTGGTTCTATAATAAAAATACCATTAGATTGTGTTAGTACTTGTGTGTAACAATTATAACAAAATTCACTATCACCTAATTGAAATTTTGTTAGTGATAGTTGCCCTTGTGATAATTTTTTTCTTCCAGCATCTGTAAGTCTCACAGCTATTAGGCCGCTACTGCCTGTTCTTGAAATATATCCTGTTCCCATTGTTTTTTTTATTTATAAATATTAATATTAGTAGTTTTAATGTTGTCACCCATCAATTGTTGGGGTGTTTATTGTGAAATCTCCACTCTCATCATAAAATACCGCAGCACTTATAGAAAAACTATAACTTTCTGATGTTATGGTATCACTTATTTTATCACCGTTAATCAGTGTATATAAAGTTGTTGTTATTATATTATAAGAATATTTACCTGGTGATGGAACATCAATTGTGAATGTTTTTTGTATAACTTCGTAATTTTCACCATCCACAAATTCACTTGCGTTATATTCATCATATGGTTCACACAATTGTTTTTCTGTATAAACTATAGTTCCATTTGTATCTCTAACAATTAATAGTAATTCATAAGTGTATAATGGTAATGTTCTTATATTTACATTAACTTTCGGATTTTTAATTCCAGCAGCACCTAACAAATTAAACTTAGTAAAATAGAATTGTCCTATAACATCATTTTCGGTTAACCCATCTGGATATTGTATTCCAGTAAATTGTATTGTATTATTTTTTATTAATTTATAATCAGAATCTGGAAATAACACACTACCATTTAACGTTATTCCAATATCACCTATCGGTGTATATGTAGTTCTAAAATAGTAATAATATCCATTAGTATATAATGTATTACCAGTTACACTAGTACCACCACTAACATTAGGTATGGTTGCGGGAACCACATAATTATCATAATAATATGACCTTTCAAATGTTCCAGGTACATAAATAAGATTAATCACATCATACCCTTCTACTGTATCAGCTCTAAATTTAACTTGACTGTTCCCATCAAAATAATAATCACCATCATCAGATAAATCAGAAAACTGTGAAGGAAATAAAGTTAATCCATTCAATGTTACTTGTAATGGACCAGCAGCTGGAAAATCTAATGTAACCGTAAATGGTGTCCCAGAAGTAACAAGAGGAGTTGTTGTAGTACCAGTTGTATCTGTTACATTAGGATATACCGTTATTTGTTGTGTCGCTAGTTTACCACAACTGTTATTTATTCCATATAATATATCATTAGTTTCTAAATTTAATTCAGGTATTTCTGGTTTTATCAAAAAATAAAAGTCTGTGGCACTATCGTAAAAACCATACTCTCTAGTATTTATTTTACCATCACTTTCCCAACTAAATATGCCAGTACTATCTTCATTCCCAACTACTTTAAAATCTGGATTTGGGTCAAAAGTATCATACCATTTTTCAGTTTTAGTAATACCAGTTGTTACTCCAGTTAATGAATCAATAACCACATTACACGGTGTGTGTTCTAAATTTTTTAATTTATCTTTAAATATATAATTTGGTTTTATTATAAATTCAGAACTTCCAGCCAGTTGACTTAATTTAATACAATCACTAGCTTCTAACCCTTCACCAATTACTTGACGATTAGAGGTCTGTATTAATTTTTTTCCTTGTGGATTATCAAATATTCTAGTCAATAATGGTGCTTCACTAAAAGTTCTTTCTTCTGGTATATATGAATGTATTGAATAATATGGTACCATATTACCATTCAAAAGGTCAGTAGTGTTTTTAGTCCAAGTAAAATTAAATTCAACACAAGGTTCTTCTTTACCTGTTTCTACAAGAGTTTCTTCATATATTATATATTCATTTGTAGGTTTGTTTATTTTTGTAGCACCCGTAGTCTCCATTATTGGAATCTGTGTGGTTTGCATAGTAACCGTTGGTGTAGGTCTAACTGTAGGAATAGTTGGGTTACCTACCTCACCGCCAGAACCTAATGAATTATAATAATTTATTTCCTTACCTGTAGAAGTTATAACTCCTTGTAACTCAGGTGTACCTAATTGAAATTGTTGAGTATCACTACCACCAAATTCTAAAGACTCAAAAAGATAATTACTTTGTACTCCAGTAAAAGATATGTTATAAAAACGTGAATTTGGTTGTGAATTTTGAAAATAACCAAAACTTTGTGAACCTAAAAATTTATATAAATCTTGTTCAGTAGCATAGTATTCTGCACTACCATTATTACCTACCCAAGTTTTTTTATCTAATAAATTAAAACTTATTTCATAATCTGGATTATAACTTACTGAAGTACCAACATCTGCTGAAGTTATTAAATCGGTCATTTTTATGTTAAACTTCTCACCCAACATACCTGACCTTTCAATTCTTAAATAAGTTGTTCCTTGTCCAGCATAATTACCAA